CGAACTCCTCTTTGAGTAGTTCGAGGATGCGTTCACGCTCAGACAGTTTGCCTGTCAGATAGCCAATGTTAAAACCCTCGTTAGTAAACTCACTCATTCGGGCCAATCCTTCTTCATCTCCTGAACGGACTCCGCCCAGTTGCCCTCTCCCTTGATAAGCGCAATAACATCAGAGACGTCTGAAAACGCATAGTGCCATTCATCCTTGGATTCGATTAGTGCGATGATGCGCTCGCGCTCTTGACTGCGAACGTAATCTGCGTAGTCGTTGATTTGTTCAACATCCTCTTGCGAGAATGAATTGTTCAAGACCAGCATGTTGTGTTCAAACTTAATCATTTGTTCTCTTCCTTGATAAGCCAAATAACTTTGCCGAGCGTCAGGGTTCTCCCATACTCGTCGTCGTACAGTTTTTCTAGGTATGCGAGGATGCGCTTACGCTCCTGCTCTGCGCCCGTCCGTATATCCTTCTGGCGGAGGGGAGTGAGTGACTTAGATATCATTTGTTCTCTCCCTTGATAAGTGCAATTGCTGATTGAAAGCCAGCGTCCCACTCTTTGTTCTCCGATGCACCTTCAACTTCGACAGAGAAACGAGTCAAGTCAAAGTACTCCTCAAGCAGGGCAATGATGTGCAGACGCTCGGCGCTAAGCCCAAGGTCGTACTGAACTTGACCATGAGCCTTGAGTTCGAGGTCGAATACTTCCTCCTCGGTGAATATGCGCCGAATCATCCGTCGTATCCGTACGAGTAGTCTTCGTCAGTCTTCTGGTACTCGCAGACGTTGCAGATGGTGGTAATGATTGCGTGGTTGCGACCAGCCATCTCCACCCACTCGCTGGTAGCCGTGAAGTTCCCGCAGTCGGGGCACTCCCACTCTCCATCTTGGTAGCCACCCTCGTTGGGTGGGTCGATAGGTGCTTGAACGCCCATGACTACTTCTTCTTCTTTTTGTTTTTCTTGGGGGTGGAGTTGGGAGTATAGCCGGGGGGCAGAGGCATAAGTCCGTTATCCATCATCGTCTTGAGGAACTCAAGATAGTCTGCTGACATGAGGACGCTGTCATCCAACTCTTCATCGGTCGGTGTCTCTTCATCATCAAGAAACTCAAAAGTGATGTTCTTGCGGATGTAGTCTTCTTTGTCTTCTCTTGACATAAACGCTTTGGCACAGTCCAACAATTTCTTGGCAGTGGCACTGTCGTCAGTGTAGGATGCAAAGTTGTCTACTACCCGCATAGGAAAAGACACCATGACCTTATAGACTGGAAAGAGGGGTGCTTGTTCGCTCATGGTTACTTACCCTCACCCTCGTTGAGACGGACACGGTTCACACCAAAGTAAAGCGGGTTAGCGCTCGACATGCCAAGTCGCTGTGCGATGTGGAAAAGGCTAAGACCATCGTCATACGCCTTCTTCAGAGCAAGGTGATACGCCTTAGGAGTGTGCTCCTTAGCGAGGCGGATAAGTTCAACCGCCTCGTCATACACATCCTCCGAGATGTGACGTGAGGGAGCACCACGAGTAAGGTCGGGGAGCGGGTTCGCCATAACGCGACGACGCATTCCCGAATACTGAACATTCAGTTCCTTTGCGAGGTTGAGAAGCGAACCACCCTTTTCGGTGAACTCAACAAGAAGTCGAGTGTATTCGCGGGAAGCCTCATGTGCGGGGCTGATAGTGGAGCGTGCTCCGTATGCCCTGGTGGCAAGAGCGAGCAGGGGGCGCATTTTGGGTGCGTACTCTGCGGTGAGTGTTAGTTGGAACGGCGTCAATCTACGAGCCATTGTTTTGTGTCCTTTCGGGTTAGTGTTTGTCGTTATATCTATACGATAGCGCTTGCTATTGTATTTGTCAAATCGGGTTGGGCTACTCGCCCCTGAGCCCATTGAGTTCAATTTGGTCACCTATATATAGGAGAGCCAAAACAATCGCTTGGGTGTCGGTGCTGGTGGTAGAGCCTGAGATAAGTCGCAAGGCCCCTTCTTTGTTTCTGCTATCTGGCACGGTATTTCCTTTCGGTTGTGTGTCGTTGTAGAGAGAATAGCGTGTGGAAATATCTTTGTCAAGTCGGGTTGTCAGATTTTTCCAATTGGTCACCTATATATAGGAGTGCGTGAATGAGAGCCCATTGCTCCTTGGGAACCGTGCAGGGAATTGCTGACAGGAGGGCTAGGGCGTATTGCCTATTCATGTTCATGTGTGTGGCTATCCCTTTGTGTTGATAAGGAAAATGACCGAGCCGACGACGGAGGCGACGAATATGACGAGGCCGATGGCGATAAACAGGCAACAACTAATAAGAGGTGCCACTTCTAGAGGACGGAACAGGTCCTCGTTGTGCACTTCGCAGTTGGGATTCGAGCAGTAGGAAACCATATTTGCATTGTACCACTTGCACGGTGGATATGCAGGTGCTAGAATGTAGGCATGACAGATGAATACCGAAATGAACTTACCTTTGCCCCAGACGGTGCATGGATTCCTCCCGCACCGCCTGCTCCTGTAACAGGAACCGCCAATGTGATTCCTGGTATCGAGACGCCGATTCAGGCAGTATTCCCCTCAAAGCCGTCTACTAACCGTAAACGCGCCAAGAGATTCCATGCTGACAACCAGTTTGTGCTATCCCTCCTGCTGGTGCTGATTGCCACAATGGCTGCGTCATCCTTCTACGTATCCTTCTTTGGTATCTACGAAGCAGCCGAGTGGGCAGTCGGACCAAACCCGACTTTGCAGTTTGCTGTGCCACTGATGCTCGACGTGGCAATTATTGCATTCACCTTGTCCTTGTTCATTGAACGTGAACGTGGTGAAAAGGTCTGGGGAACATGGTTGGCGATTGGCGCATTTACTCTTGTGTCGACCTTTGCCAACGTAGCCCACACTTTTGTTGTGACGACGGCCACTGACCAGTTGCAGTTGATTATTGGTGCCGTTATCTCTGGTGGCGCACCCGTTCTCTTGGCAATTGCCTCCGATAAAATCGCTATCAAGGTCTTCAAAACGGCTAAAAACGACTCAGAAGACTAAAAATAGTGTCCCCAAGAAATCAAAAACTTACGTACAGGGGCGAAAACCCTTGATTTTACAGTACTGGGTTGGCGATATTTTTATTACCGTAAGAAATCAAAAACTTACGGATTTCGGTGGAATAGCCGAAATGTGGGCAACCGAGGGTGGTTTAGGCGGTGTTTCCGTGCTTGGTCGGATAGAGTTTTCCTACGGCGGAGAGATGGAAACGCGGGTTGATTCGCTCCTTGGAGACATTATTGGGGTCCTTCGACGGGTATCTGCTGGTGTTCCAGCGGTAGTTGGCTCTAATTCGGGCTGGAAAATGGACGTAGACACCGCTGTAGCGCACTTAGGGGCTCATAACGGGCGCGGATTGTTTGCTGATACTGTAGAACGGTACGCATTTGTACAGGCTACGGGAGCCAAAGCCCCTGCTGTAGTTGTTGGATTGTTTGAGGGCATCGACGTGAGGACAGTGCATGAAAGAGTTCGGACTTACCGAGAAAGAGCGCGTGGCGGCACTCGTGGAAAGCGCGTATCAAATCGCAAGGGAACGTCACCGTTTTGGCACTGGGGAAAGTGATGGCAGTCTTCTATTCAAGATGGCCCGTGAACTTGATAAGTTGTATGAACGTGTCTACGGAGAGTGCGGAATGCTCTATCAGATGGAAATGACCACCAATATGCTCAGTTTTTACAAGGAATTGGCAGAAGAAGAAGGAAACGGAGCAAAAAATGAGTGATTTGGGCATGGGCGGTAAGTTTGAGGGCTACGACGTAGTTCTTTTAGGACGTGTCGGAGAGAAAGAAGTCTACTCTCTTACGCCTACTGCAGGCGGTAATGGCGTTTGGATTACCATTGAGCGTGAGGCTGGAGATGTTGCCTTGTCAGAGATTGTCAACGGCTCCAACATGGTCTCAGCACACAGTGCATGGCTCAAGTATTTGATGGAGCGGTCAACCGAAGAGCGCCTACCGGGTACTTTCGGATTCGGAAATACGTCAGGAGGTGATGTAGATGTTTGACATCATGTCGTTCTTGGTAGGTCTCTTTGCTGGAATTTCGTTTTCGTTTATTACGGCAATGATAGTTGCTATGAACATGAAATCGAAGTCGAAGTAAAACTTTGTAACTGAATAAATGAATACCATGTTGGTCCTCTGGAGAAATCCGGGGGGCCAACTTTCTATATTCAGGGGTGTGGATGAGTGATTTGATGAGGTACTGGTACTTGGTTCAGTACGGACGGATATGAATAAATATGAATAAATATGAATAATATGAACGGTGATTACCAAATCCAATACATTACTAACTAGAAAACTAACACCCCGCCCAGGGAATAAATTGCCTACATGGCGGGAAATAAGTTAGTAATGAATTGGAAACTGTAATCATATCTAACTTGGGTTTCATTTTGATTTTAGGGGCTGGGTGTGGTATGGTTTTTGTATGAACAGCATTTTTGACCTGACGCCCGAAGAGGCGAAGGCAATTTTGGAACAGGCAGACCAGCGCGGAGGAAGTTCAGCCCGTGACAAGAGAGTGTGTATTTGTGGACACTCCGCAGGAGCACACGCAGAGTTATCTCGAGATAGTGCACGCAGACTGACAGCAGAAGCAGGATACGGAGATTGCCGACCCTCACGAATGGCATGTCCGTGCAAGAGTTTTGTTCCCGTGTTAGTAGCAGAGAACGCACGCAAGTTCACACGCAAGACCGTAGGTGGTGGAAAGTTACACGCACTGTGGCTGGGAGTGGCAGAGTCATTGGCATCTGGATTCGCAGTCGAATGGCTCGATGCAGGAAAAGTCTGTTGGAAGTGCGGGACTGGAGAAAACATTCACCCCGTAGCACTCGAGGCAAACGGCATACAAGTAGACCGACCAAGTCAATACAACGCAATGCTGTGCGCGGGATGTCTCGGTGGCTAAAGGTTCAAACAACGAAATCTGTGCGTGCGGGCACTCACTAGGCAAACACGAGTTGATTGGCACAGAATACTCACGGTGTATCGACTTCACAACGGTCAAAAAGTACCCCTGTAAGTGTGCAGGAGGAGAAGCCAGAGCAGTTGTTTGGACAGACAAATTCCAGTATTTTAAGTGGACTTCAAGAGGTGCCGACTATCCCCACGCACTCGAGGGAGCATGCCAAAAAGCCCTAGAATCTGGGGCAAAAGTGGTATTATTGATAGATGAATGCGAGTTGTGCGGTGCTCAACTTGACAAGGTATCAGGGCGGGTATATTCTGTAGCCCTAGATAATGACGAAAGGATGTATAGTGGTAGAACGCAAGCAAGAGGGGGAAAAGACTCCCTCGAGTCCGACTACGGACACAACCGAGTTATATGCGGAGGATGCGATGCAGTTCGTGGAGATTGATACGAAAGCCTTTTCAGGCACAGTAGTATCCATCAAGGACATGCCGGGCTCCCGTGTAGTATCGGTATTCGCAACAGAGGGTCCTGCACAAATGTTCAAGACTCTAAAACTTTTCAAACTTGCCCAGATGGACCCGCGCAAGATTGATGAAATCGAACAACTTACTTTCAAGGAGTTGGGAGATGCCCTAGACCAGTGGATGGCAAAGTCCATGCACTCAAAAGAAGACGGGTCAAATGACAACGCAGAAGCAAAAGACGACGACTTCAACTGAAGTCACTCCAACGGAAACGGATAGCGGGAAGGCTATCTCGGCAAACGTAAATACTTATTTGTGTGGCTGGTGTATGACTGGCTATCATTTGACTTGTCGAGGTGACCTCTCTGCGGACAACGGAAAGGTGTATCAGTGTGAATGCACGTGCGAGAAAGCGAATTTACAGCGCGGTAGTGGCGATGAGTTTCATAACACTACAAACCCTATTGATGGCGACACCCGCAAACGCGGAGATGCTTGAAGAGATGGACCAAGTTCAAAGAGTGACAGCAAAAGACGTTAGGCAAGAACCGATTGTGAAAGAAGAATTTGCACCAACGTGGATTGTCTATCCAGTCGACGCAGGATTTGAAACAATGTCGTCAGACTTTGGTTACCGAGCAAAGGCGTGTAACGCATGTTCGACAAACCACCAAGGTATTGACTTCCTCCAGCCCAAGGGTTCAACCGTCCGCGCCGTATTCAACGGAACGGTTATTGAAGTAGCAGACAATGGTGGTGGCCTCGGCTCCATCGTGCTAATTAGTCACCCCGACTTGGGCGGAATTCAAACCGTCTATGCTCACCTCATTCGAGGCTCTCAAACCGTCAAGGTCGGAGACAGCGTAATACCGGGGCAGAAGATTGGCAAGGTCGGACTAACGGGCACGACAACCGCCTACCACCTCCACTTCGGGGTATACGTCGACGGCTACGCCATTGACCCCGAGAAGTGGCTCAAAGCAAACAAGGTCAAGAGATTCGATGGATAAGATACTCGAAGGCATAACCGTAGCAATTTTGCTGTACTGCGGATTCTGGGCACTGCTCGGCTGGATTGGCAGTATCTACGTACCAATAGCGCCCTAGTCGCTAACCGACAAGCCCCATCTTCGGATGGGGTTTTGTCGTATGTTGGTAATTACGTGCTATCATCAGTCTTATATAAACATGGCAAAAAGCCTGCCCGGTCGTTCACCAGGCGCAAAAAAACTTTTCAGCCCCGATTGGAAGTTCTAACAAACAATGTCTAACATAGACGAACAGCCAGACCTACCCGAAGTCGATACGCCGATAAACTTGCGTCCCGACCTATCAACTTTTGATATCGAAGAAGTTGACCGTGGCGTCTGTCTCGATACTGCGGAGAACCGTAAGATTCTTCGGAAGCACAAGATGGCGTGGCGTCAGGTCTACAACTCCGACGGTAGCCTCTCTAGCAATATAGAAGTTATCTCTTCGGAGATGCAGTCCGCTCGTGCCGAACAGGCTGCCCTTGACCGTGCCCCTATCTTGGTTGACCCCAAGAACTTCAACTCCGACTACCTCAGTGGTTGGGACTTGGTTGCCGAGAAGGAAGCCGACAACCTCGTACCTGCGTGGGTGCTGGCCTCCACTCGTAAGTTTGTCAAGTATCAAGATAACCCTCAGACCAATCCCAAACCGAAGATTGAAAACCCTCCCAGCCGTTGTACCGCTGTGAAGGCTGACGGTAACCGTTGCCTTCTGTGGTCAGCGGGCCGTACAACCGATGCGGGCCTGTGTCGTATCCACCTCGGTACGAGGAACATGGCTGCGGGCGTGTCTGTTCAACGGGCTCGCGACCGTATTCAGCAAGCAGCGGTAACCGCAGCCGATGTTATAGAGTATCTTCTCGACTCTGCTGACTCCGAGCAGGTCCGTCTGAAAGCAGCCACCGAAATCTTAGACCGTGCAGGCGTGCGTGCTGGTTTTGAAATTGATGCGAACCTAACCGCTGACCCTGCCTCCGCAGCCATCCTCATTGCAGACCGTCTACGTAAACTAGCCGAGGGTGCTCGTTCTCTTGAGATTCTCGAGACAACGGCGAGGGTAGAGGACGACGAAGACGGCGAGCCTTCCCCCGAGGATTCGAACATAGTTGCGGCGGAAGTCGTACAGGAAGATGACCGTCCATGAACAACTTAGATACCAACCTCAACATCCACGACATCGTGCTCTTGGCCCACGAGCATCTAACGGCGTGCCAACGTGCTATAACAAACTCACAGAACCGTGAACAACTAACCGAGTCAACACGCATCGCCTTCCAAGCCGAACATATTCTGATGTCACTTCGCATTATGATTAAGAACTCCCATGACTAAACGCGACCGACACCTAACCGTTGAGACGGCGAGCCGTCACATCGGGTACGTCGCGCAGTCCAACCGTAACTCCGTCTACGGTAACCGAGTCGGCCTGCCAAACCAGACATGGGCTGGTTCCTTCCTCGACGTCGTCTTCCTCGATTCAACGGCGAGCCTTGATGTCCCCTCCTTCGCATATACGCCTTCCGCACTTTCGTACTTCGTACAACGCAACCGACTCTTCCGCAAACCGAAGAAGGGGGATGTCGTCTTCTACGCATTCCCAACCGAGGACACACTGGGACAACCACATGTTGGGCTCATCACCGACACAACAAATTGGAAGTTGAACCGTTCCTTCAAAGCGGTCGAAGCGCAAACCGACTCTGGCCTGCCTCGTGGTTCCCGCGATAAAGACGGAGTCTATGAGCGTGTTCGTTATATAACGGATGTTCTTGCCTTCGCCCGTCCAGCGCACAAAGCACGCAGCACCGACATGAAACTCAACTTCACATATACTCCTGACCGTGCATCTGAGTACATCGCCAAAGTCAACGCATCTCTTACTAACCAATCGTTCAGTGAAGTAGCCGAGATTCAAATTCAACTTTCAATAAAGGTTGGCCTTCGTGATGCTCGAAGGGGAGTTTTTGATGCTCACACTCGAAGCGCATATGCGAAGTGGCAGCGGCACATCGGTTACGGTCCCCAAGCAACGGGCCAGCCCGACTCACCGTCATTAGACCAACTATTTGACATCCGCTAAACGGCGTGCTATCGTGTCCCCGTCAACACAAAACGAAAGGACGCTGACATGGTAGAAATAGTTGGATGGACTGGAATCATCTTCACCGTGGTGGGACTCTTTGTCTCATCGCACACGCTGGCCTACTACCTCGGACACAAACGAGGCGGGGGACAGTGGGCACTTGCCAACCCCTTTGGACAACCCCCGCTCAAACCGAGGGTCGACGAGCAGTACCTCATCGATTACGAAATGATGAAGGGTGCCAACAGCAATCTGAACCGCGAGATTCTTAGACTTACGATGGGGACTCGCGACCTTGAGAAGGAAATCAAAACTCTTGAGGGAAAGATTCGCATGGCAGACCGACGGCGAGCAAAGAGGGACGAAACCCTTCTTGGGCTCTACACCGCATCAACACCTGAAGACTACGTAACAAAGTACGAAGAGGGCAAGGCTCTGAAGTCACAAGACGAGTTGGTTGATAACGTGAAGCGTTACGCTCGACGAAGGGCAACGGCGAGCGATGCCAAGTAATAAGAAACGTCGTCACGGTCGTAAGCGCGGGCCTGCCCTTCCTGCTGGTGCGTGGTTGGAGAAGTCATCACCGGGTGCAAACCCGAGATGCGAGGGAACGGGTAAAGCCCTGTTCCTTTCCGAGTCCGCAGCACGGAAGAGTCTGGTGGGACAACTGAGTACGAAGTACATCCGCATCTACCGATGCGATGTCGACCCCTCGCACTTCCACTTGACGAAGACGTACAACGACCTCATCTAACCGAGCACAAGAACGGGACCCTCTCAACGGGGGTCCCTTTCTTTTTATATGGTAAGTTCTACGTATGATAGAAACTTTTGAACTCTTCTACGTTCGTGAACCTCACGAGCGTCAGATGTATATGAACGGTGGACTCGAACAGCCCGATGTCCTTGAAGACCGATGCGCCACATGCAACTTGACATTATATTATCCGTACGCTACTATCCTGAATGAGGCAGATGAACTTCAGCATGTATGTGGACTCTGCATCACACCGCTCTTGAACTTCAAGGAAAGATAGACACGCCGACTTCCCATATGGATTTGCATTATCGAAAGTTCTGTGCTACCTTTTATTTACAAGCAACACCAACGACAAACAACGAAAGGAAACAACATGACACACCCATCCGAAATCGCCAAGGCTCGGGAGGCGCTCGCAACTGCAGTGCTCCTCGAGTACAAGGACAACGCGTGGACCAAACAGCAGATTCTCATTCCTGCTATCAAGGTCGCCGACGAGTGGTCACGACCACTTCTCGTTCAGCGATGGATTGCAAACCACTCGCCTCGTAAGCAGTGGCGTATCTATCGCGGACCTCACACCCCTGCGGACGTGGACGTCACCACCATCAATGGTGTGATGGACATGGCCTCCAAGGCAATGGGCTACTTCGCGCTCCTCAAGCACTTCGAGGACGCGGTTGCAAGCAATAACGTCCGAGCAGTTCCTCTGGTCCTCGCGGACCTCACTGAGGCAGACGCCATCGAGGCATTCGCTGGCAAGGCACCTCAAGCACTCCTCCGCCGAATTCAGCGAGCACGCCTTGAGGCTGGCTACCCTGAGCACGCATACGAATGGCCTGCACCTGCAGTCACCACTGTTCCTGCCTCCGCTGGAACTTACAAATCAATCGGTATCTGAGAAAGGACACCACAATGACAAACTACGACAACATCAAACTGGCAATGTCGATATCTGAAAAGGGCCTCAATCTCCTCTCGGACAGTTCGATTGACGCTACAATAGGTATGGAGGGAAGTCAGCGCAACACTGCTCTCATTCTCACCACTGCTCTCGCAACTGGGTACTCCTCGGAGGCTCGCGAGTTCCTTGCCCCATTCCGCACTTCGGCTACCACTGCTCGTGGTCGCTCGACTGGAACTACGAAAGAGCGCAAGCCCATGACTGCAACTTCCGTCACTATCGGCGAGAGCGAAACTTCGTACGCTCGCCCGAATGGCGACCTTTACTACTCACGCCCTTGGGGTGAGCACACTGACGTTGCAGTTCTCCGCAAGGCTCGTGACCTCGGACAGTACTCACTGTTCTATGGCGCACCCGGCTGTGGCAAGACTGCACTCGTCGAGGCTGCGTTCGGTGACGACCTCTACACCATTCTCGGTTCGGGTGACACTGAGGTCGCTGACCTCGTTGGCTCCTATGTCGACACTGGCTCGGGATTCCGTTGGGAGGATGGACCTCTCCTCAAAGCAGCGATGGAGGGTAAGCCTCTCCTCATTGACGAGGTCGGTCTGATTGACCCCAAGGTCATGTCCATCGTCTATGGTCTGATGGATGGTCGCAAGGAGTACGCAGTCACTGCGAACCCCGAGCGCGGAGTTGTCAAGGCAGTCGATGGATTCTACGTTGTCGGCGCGACCAACCCCAACGCACCTGGTGTTCGCCTCTCCGAGGCACTCCTCTCGCGTTTCGGGATTCAGGTCGAGATGACAACTGACTGGGCGCTCGCCAAGAAGTTGGGTGTGCCTGCGATGATTGTCACCGCAGCGCAGAACCTCGCGAAAAAGGTCGTGACTGGTGAGGCCATGTGGGCTCCTCAGTTCCGCGAACTCCTCGCGTTCCGTGACCTCGAGAAGTCGTTCGGCACGAGTTTCGCAGTAGCGAACCTGATGGCGTCCGCTCCCGAGATGGACCGTCCGCTGGTCGCCGAGGTGCTCCAGCGCGTTCTTGGTGAGGCAGTGCTCCCAGCCAAGATTTGAGACACGCACCCCTGCTGACTTGACACAGGTTGGCAGGGGTGCTACACTCTGTATTAGGACAACAAACGACAAACGACAGGAGTAACACAATGCACTTAACATCAGAACTCTCAAGGAACAACGAGCCCGAGTGGCTCCCCATGAGCGCATGGACTGGACAACTCGCCAACGAGTGGGCAGGGCGCTCAGACATTGTTGCCTACGTGGACAGCAGTGCCTCGATGGACCAAGGCGTAGCAGCGCTGTTCGACCCCATCCGCGCCGAGGTTGAAGTCAATACCAAGATTGCGTTCGGCCCTCTGGCTACGCCCGAGATGGTCGGCGATATCCGCAAGCGCCGAACCCAGTTCTCATACCCGATTGCCACTGGCGCGATTTTCCACGAGGCCATGCACGCGCGGTTCACGAAGTGGGATTTGCAAAAGGCACTCGACACTCTGACCCTGAACGAGTACAAGGCACTTCACCTCCTCGAGGAGGGTCGTATCGAACGCCTCGGTGTCGACACGTTCCCACACTTCAAGAACTTCCTCCGCGCCTCCGCCATCGGGATTGCGATTGGTGACGTGCAGGCTGAGAACTTCGAGGGCTCCACGATTCGATTCCTCGCTCAGTCGATGGGTCTGATTCTCGCTCGCGTTGACGCTGGCGTACTCGACGAGGCAGACGCGAGCACCTATCGCGAGGCACTCATTGAGGCTCTCTCCGAGGACGTCATTCAGGAGTTCCGCGAGGTCTGGCTCCAGTTCCAGTTGCTCGCCTCACACGAAACTGAGCAGGCCTACGAACTGGCTCGCCAGTGGGAGGCTCTCATTCTCAAGCACAAGCAAGAGGGTGACGAGGACGAGGATGGTTCGGGCGAGGGCGAGGGCGGTAAAGGCTCACGCTATGACGAAATCGTTCAGGGCATTATTGACGCCATGAAAGAGGACGAGGGCAACACTGCCATCGCGGTGTCAGACGAACTCGACGACCAGCAGACCACCGAGGAATACAAGGAGCAGGTCGAGGCACGTTCGGCGAGCGCCAAGTCCGAGGCACGCGACAAGACGAGCGCGGACAAGACGTTCTCCACGACTGGACCCGGTGTCGGTGGCAAGACCTCCTCGAAACTCCGCGAACGGCGAGCGCCGAACTCCGCTGAGCGCACCGCCGCTGTGAAGTTGGGTGGCCTCCTCGACAAAGCGAAGTACCGTGACCGCGTTGAGATTCGCGGTACGGCAGTCACGCCTCCCGGTCGCCTCCGCACTCGAGCGCTGATTCAGAACCGAGCCATGAAAGAGAATGGCGTGCACGCTACCGTTGAGCCGTGGCGTCGCACCATCCGCAAGCACACGGACGACCCGACACTCAAGGTCGGTGTCATGGTGGATATCTCTGGCTCAATGAGCGGAGCGATGGAACCGATGGCCTCCACGGCGTGGGTACTCTCCGAGGCAGTCCGACGGATTCAAGGGCGAGCAGCGATGGTCTACTACGGCGAGAGTGTGTTCGCTACGCTCAAGCCCGGCCAGCACCTCTCCGAGGTAGCCGTCTACACCGCACCCGATGGAACCGAGAAGTTCAACGAGGCGGCGAGCGCTCTGAACGGAGCGATGAACCTCACTGGCGGTTCAGGGGCGAGGCTTATGGTCGTCGTGTCTGACGGTATCTACACCGACAACGAAACCCCGAAAGCCAAGGAGTGGGTCAAGCGTATGACCGACAACGGCGTGGGTGTTGTGTGGCTGACCGAGAGCGCGAACTACGGATACTACGGAACTGGAGCCAAGCATATCTGCGCTGGAACCTCCGCCGAACTCGTCGTGGTCGAGGAGATGGACGTGACCAAGGCAACCGACCTGATTGGGCAAGCAGCCATCCGAGCACTCTCGAGGGTGAACGCCCAGTAACACTTCCGACCCACTGGTCTTGTCGTCCTAAACTCTTGTCGCCAGTGGGTCGGATTCTTTTTTCCGAATGGACTTGACACGGTATGACATAGTCGCTATACTGATGGAGCAAGACCAAATGACAAACCGACGAAAGGAAACAAAATGGAACTGAAACTCAAGGGCCAGACTGGCTGGGGTGCAGTAGAGTCAGCACTCTGCGACGCACGCGGTATCGCGTTCGACGGATGCCACAAAATCTACATCCTGATGGACGACGCTCAGATGGCGCAGATGGCGGAGTACGGTTACGACCCCCTCATCTCGGCGAGCGATATGGATGCATACGCCATGCTCGAGCAGGTGCAGGAGTGGTACGAGGAATCGTGCGGACTCCGATTCGTCCACGCGGTTCACACCGTAGACGGCGACCCAAACGAGGGATTCCTCAACCTGATTCCTCAGGGGTTCGACGATGAGTAACGGCGAGCGCCGTACGCTCCTCCTCCCCGACGACGTTGACTGTGCCCACCCGATTGAACGGTGGGTGCACGTCACGTTCGAGAAGGACAACGGTGGCGTGGGTGACTCCTACGACTGTGGACTCTGCGACGCACTGATGCAGGTGGGGTGACCGACGATGAACAAAGCGAAACTCGTAGAACTCATTCTCGAGGACTCCTCCACACGCGAGATGTTGACGGCGCAAGCCCGAAAGGACTTGTTCATTCACTACCTCAACAACCGACCAGCCCAGACATACAGAACCAAGAAAGAGGAAGTGACCGACCTGTACTTGATGGCTCATAGGTTCGGGGTTTACCACACCGACAAAGTCCTCGCCGAGCACTTCAATGTTCCGCGAACCACAATCAAAAAGAGGGTTGATTCCGCACGCGCATCGGGACTCCTCAAGAAGCCGAGAAGTTCGATTTGACAACGGTAGGGTAAACCGCTATACTGGCAGAGCAAGACAAATCGACGAAAGGAAATAGCATGAACATGACCGACTTCGCACTGAGCATGGGTATCACCGTGACCCACATCGATATCGAAACGGGAACCGTGACTGTACGGGAACCCGAGGACGAAAGGAAATAGCATGGCAAAGTACGACAACATCACCGTCCAGTTGACGGGCAAGGATGGGAACGCATTCGGTATCATCGCGTCCGTCCAGAAAGCACTCAAGAACAACGGCGTGCCCGCAGAGGAAATCTCGAAGTACCGCACCGAAGCAATGTCGGCGGACTACGACAACCTCCTCTCCGTCACGATGGATTGGGTCACCGTAGCGTAACGGCGAGCGCCCTCCGCGAGTCGATTTGACAAACGGAGGGCCAGCCCCTATGCTATCAACAACGACGCACGACGAAAGGAAAAAGATGGACAAGCAAGGATACGTGGACCGCGAGTTCGGTTCACTGGTTGGAAAGACCGTCGCCTCGATTCGCTCAATGAGCAACCGAGAACTCGACGAGATGATGTGGTACGCAGGAGAAATCGGCGTGGTTGTCGAGTTCACCGACGGTACCTACCTCATTCTCTCGAAAGACGAGGAGGGAAACGGAGCAGGATTCGGATTCCTCGGAAACTACGGAAAGCCCGTAGACCCAACCGCTCGACAGGAATTGTTCGCCTAACGGACACAGGTGCTCTTGGAGCGTAGGAGGGTTCGATTCCCTCAGCACCACTTGCCATTTCGTCGTGGCTCGGCGGGATTCCCATTGCGGGAGTCCCGCCACTTTTTTGCAAAAGTGTATGTTTTTTGAGTACGGCGCTCGCGGACACAAGTTGACAAGCAGAGATATATTTGCTATATTGGTTCTACAACTGAATACCACTGACAAACGACGAAAGGAAACGCAATGGCAAATTACATTGCACAGGGGCGAACTAACTACTTCGCCGTCAAGGACGAGGAAGCATTCCTCGCGGACATTGCGAAGTGCAATGTCGAACTCCTCCGAAGCAAGACTGACGACGGACAGACGCTGTTCGGATTTATGGACAACGAGGACGGCGACGGAATTGACTGGTTCGCGTGGAGCGCGGACGACGATACAGACGAACCCGAAGTCGAGTGGGGGGAGTTCTTTCAGAAGCACCTCGCAGATGGCTGGGTGGCTGTCATTCTCAACATTGGTTCGGAGAAGTATCGCTACCTGAATGGTGAGGCAACTGCCTACAACAACAAGGGCGAGGGCAGGTTCATCAGTATCAACGATTTCGTTGAGCACTTCTCGTTCTTGGGCGACAACATCACGCCCGCAACCTACTAGGCGACACGCGGGGAGAAGTTGGATTTGACTTCTCCCCGCATTGTTGCTACAATGGCACTATGACAAACACGACGAAAGGAAACACAATGTCTGAACGAGTAACTTGGGTGGACTACGAATGGCGAGATGAAGTCAATCCCGCTTCGGGCTACATTCCCGGTGACACAATGGCACAAGTTGTCATTCTCAACGACCCCGACCTCTACGAGAAAATGGTAGAGGACGAGGACTTCGACCAGCGCATTTGGTTCTACTTCCAAGATGAAGCAGAGTTCCAACGCGCGTTCGACCCCAAGAACGAGGAACACGATTTTTACCTTGTTCGGGAACACACGGAAATCGAGGGTGACAAGTTCGAGTAATCGGACTTGACATTCCCAACGCGGGGTGCTATTGTAAAACTAATGCGGTAGCACTCCGCACCAACAACAAACGACGAAAGGAAATGAAGTGGGACTAGACCAATACCTCCGAGCCTCCAAAGGCGTTTCGGGGAAAAACTATGGACAACGCAATGGCGAGTTCTATCAGGAGGAGAACCCAGAGTTCGCCAAACTGTTGGAGTTCGCTGGACTGGAACTCTCTGACATTCGGGACGAAGTTCCGTTTGGGAGTGTCGAAGTTACGATTGCCTACTGGCGCAAGGTGAACTCGGTTCACCAGTGGTTCGTGGACAACTGCGCGGACGGCGAGGACGACTGCCGACCAATGTGGGTGTCCCGCGAGAAGTTGGTGGAACTGCGCGACTTGGTTCACGAAACTCTCACAGAGCGCGACCCCGACCTCCTGCCTCCGCAGGGTGGGTTCTTCTTCGGCTCGACAGAGATTGACGAGTGGTACTGGAAGGACTTGGAGCAGACCCGCGAGGCTCTCGGAAAAATCCTCTCCAACCCCAAGTTAGAGGGCTGGGACTTCGAGTATCAAGCAAGTTGGTAACAGGCGCGGGTGGCGAGGATTTGACTTCGCCACCCAAACCTGCTATTATAAAAACACAAACGACGAAAGGATACAAAATGAATTACGATTTCTGGAACACACTCACACCTGAACAGCAGAGTTTCTACACGGAACTTTCACAGGGCTACGCTCTTGGTCAGTTGTTCAGCGACCCGTCCGCTGGCTGGGACGCTATCCACGAGCGCATTGACGAGGTGCTGGAAAAGGACTACTACACGCTCGCAGACGCTATTGACAACGACAGCATTACTGTGTGGGGCGCGTGGGCAAACAATGGGCTTGCCGACTTCCGTGACGCGATTGAGAGTTTGGCGCGTGACTTCTTGGAAGCACAGGTCGGCGCTATGTGGGCGTACAGCACCAAGTCCGACTTGACCTAATGGCAACACGCGGGGGCGGACTTGACATTCGCCCTCGCGTTCGCTATGATAGAACTATCCAAACGACGAAAGGAAAGCAAATGAATAACATCAACATCACCGTCCCCGAAATCCACGCGGACATTCTGACTGGCTTTATTGGTCAGTTCCTCGACGAGAACGACCCCGACCAGTTTGCGCGCGAGGCGTTCGAGAACATCTACAACCAACTCACGGAAGGACAGTAACAATGAATGAACAAGAACTGCGTGACTTTCTCACGCGACAAGCAGATATCTTTGCTACGGAACAACAGGACACCGACCTTGACGGCGACGGTCTTGACTACTCATACGCAAAGGGCGCAGAGGAAGCATACCTTTTCGTTCTCCGTTTCCTTGACGAATACAAAGCAGAGGAGAAGTAACAATGGCGAGCAAGCAGATTTACTTCACGGTCTTTTACGACACCGAGAACGGCAACTTCTGGGTGGACGACGAACTGCTAATGTCACGCATTGGCACGGCGTCGTGGTGGGACAACGACAGCGAGGAGTGGGTACGCCCCGACGGTGACGGCGAGGACGAGTTCGATAGTCGCGTCAGCGCGAAACTGGGACACCTTCTCATACCCGAACGGGCGAGCACCTATTTCGCCACCGACGGTTCATTCGGCACGGCACAAAACCTCGAAGTCATTGACACGAGCGAGTGGACGGACGAGGACTGGGCAGAGGTCGAGAACGCAACCGACGAGCAACGCGCTGGTACGGCGAGCGCCATTGCGAACCGATACCTCAACCCGCCTCTCACCGTCACCTGCCAGCACGAGGGAACTATGGGCACGGTGAACCTCGAAGCCGAAACGGTATCGTGCGACGAGTGTGGGTACACAACCGACATTGACCCCGACGACCTAGCCGAGCACATTCGCTTGCGCGACGAGGCTCTGGGCGAGGACGGATAACACGGTGGGGCGTGGGAGTTTGACTTCCGCGCCCAATCGTGCTACCATAGTCAGACAGCACCAAACAAACGACGAAAGGATACACAATGGGTTACTACGCAGTTCATCACGAGGGGAACATCATTATCCCCACCGACCAAAAAGAAGCGGTACTTGCCGACCTCGCCAAGACATACGAGGAGCACAACAACTCGGAAATGGCTATGTGGTCGGTGGACATTCCGACTGACCTCGAACAGGAAGTATTGGCGAGGGGGTTCGACTTTATGTACGACAGCGACGAGTTCGTTCTCAACGCTTTCGACAGCAAGTGGCACACGATTACCGAAGTGTTTCTCCACACCATTCTCCGTCACGCGATAGGCGATAGCGCAATGTCGTTCCGTGGCGAGGACGGCGAGATGTGGCGGTTCACAAAGGACGGCGTTCAGAACGCAACTATCGTCTGGGCATAGCGACACGCGAGGGGCGAGGACTTGACAACCTCGCCTCTCGTGGCTATGATAGAGAGATAGCAACACAAACACACGACGAAAGGAAGCACAATGACACACCAACACGACTGGAACAACTTCGACTGCGTGACCTGCGACACGGACTGGTTTCAGTACCAGACCGAACTTAAAGACGGCGAGCGCAAGAACCTCGTATTCATCTTTGACTGCGTGGACTGCGCGAACTTCTTTGGCGAGCAAACGCTGACCGACGACGGACGACTTCTCTGCCCGTCGTGCTTCTCCGAGCAGACCGTCGAAGCCGACTGGGTGGAAGCCGTCCAGATGAAAAGCGCGGTAGAACCGTTCACCGCTGGTATCCTCTGCGACGACTGCGGGAAGCCGATTGACCGCGACGGGTACGAAGCGTACTGCTACAAGTGCGACCCGTCTTTCGAGATGAACCGATAGCCAACGCGCGGGGCGGGCGGAAGCCCGCTTCGCCCGTTCGCGCCTCGCTCAAAAAAGGTATACTTTTTCGACCACGACGCGCCGAGCAAAATGAATTTGACTTGTCGGGGATAACTGCTATACTGACTACAACGACGAAAGGAAGCCACAATGGCAAAGTACGAAATCACAGCAACGCGGATTGTGAACTACAACACAACTGTCGAAGCCAACGACCCAGACGAAGCGATTGAGATTGCTCGTGGAATGTCAATGGACGAGTTCGACGCGGTTGGTGGAGAGTTCACGATTGACTACGCGGACGAAATCGTCTAGCGACACGCGCGGGTGGCGGACTTGACAAATGTCCGTCACCTGTGCTACAATAAAAGAACAGCAAGACACACGACGAAAGGAAACAAAATGGAAAACCTCGAAACTCGAGTCAAGCAGTTCAGCAAGGAACTCCGCGCAGGTGGCGTTCGCGTTCGACGAAATGTCGTATCGTGTTGCCGTTCGTGCGCCGACCTCGGTGAGCACACCAACCCCGCCACGATTTGGTCGTTCGGCGGTCAGGGACAGTCCGTGAACATCTCGGGCGACGACGCTTACCACAAGTCGGGAAACGACTACCACGAAGCGCGTACCGTTTTCTTCAACCACGACGGCTTGGTCGCGGACGACGGAACTCTCTCCGTGTACGGCGAACTCGTCATCTCCGCGCTGACCCGCTACGGGATTGCGTGGGAGTGGAACTTGACTGACGCGCGGTGTATCGAGGTTGACTTCTCGAAGTCCACGACCTCGTACCACAACGACCACAAAGAGGACACGCTCGTAACCTCAATGATGTTCGTGTAAGACACGCGGGGCGGGGCGCGATTTGCGTCCCGTCCCCTTTCCTGCTACAATGGAAAAACAAACGACGAAAGGAAACACAATGGAACTAAACCCACACACTCCGACAGAGGGCGTGACCTACGCGGTGACTTGCGACAACTGTGGCAAGGACGACAAGGGCGCGACTTCCGAGGAACTCGAAATCTCAATGGCAAACCACTTCTGCGAGGTGGACTAATGAGTGAAGTCAAGCAGTACGAGCAAGACGCTTGCTTCTACACTTGGTCGAGCGACTACGAAATCGTTTGGCAAGACAGCACTCTCCCCGACCCGCGCTTCTATGTCGCGCGGAATGGTGAAATGCGAATCAACATTCGCAAATCAACTGACGACGAATACTCGGTCGTGCGGTACACCGACGACCTGCGGGACTTCGGTATCAACACGGACGCGGAACTCCAAGCGTTCGCGGACAAGGGCGAGGACTACTTCATTTGGGACAACAACCCGTGGTTTGAGGTTTGCTCTCGCAAGGACGGCGACCAAGACCTGAACGAAGTCTTTCACGAACTCGACGAAGCGATTGCCCAAGCCGAGGTGCTTTGGAAACATTACGGCGCGGACGGCGACCTTTGGAAGGACGGCGAGTAATGGGATACGACGAGCAACTTCTGATTGACTTCCCCGTGGACGACGCGCGGGTGACGATTACCGAACTCGACGACGGTGAGAACGGCTACCGTTTGGCGTGGGACGACGGCGTGGTGAACGCGTGGGACGAATGGTACGCCAGTCTGCCCGACGCGATTGCGCGAAGCGCGGTACTCGCCAAGTGCGTACTCGACTCGACCGACCGAGCCGTCTACTCTTTCAGCACAACGGCGAGCGCCTTCTCAGGACTCGCCGAGGACTTCTTCGACGACGCACTCGACCGCGTGGTATTGTAACCGTATGCTGATGAGAGAAGCCGTCGGGTACACGATACGCGAAATGCGAACCGAGCAACAACTCTACGGAGTAACGGTGGCGTCGCTCGCTCACGTTGCCGTCGGACACCTGAACAACGTCGAGCACGGAAAAAAGGAAATGTCCAGCGAACTACTCGAACGGGTGGCGAGCGCGTTAGGTGTGACCGTCGGGCAGATACTCGCCCGTGCTGGCGTGGTGATGACCGAACTCGACCACTTGACGGGTGAACTTGACAGACCGACCGTCATAGTGTAAGGTGGGTAGTACACCACGACACGACGAAAGGACGGTGACACAATGGACAAGCACACGACCGACGAGCAGGGCGACCGTATCCGCGAAGCACTCTCGGACTTCTGGGAAAACTCTGACGGGTTTTCGCTCTCGGAACTCGAAGATATTTTCGAGGACCGCGACCCGATTGAGTTTCTCTAACGGGTGACGGGGGCGGGCGCGAAAGCGCCCGTCCTTTTTTCGTCGCTCGAAAGTATAGGTTTTTTGAGTGGCGACGCGCCCGCAAAACTATCGTGCGGTCAGACTTGACAAGTGGCGAGATAGTCGCTATACTGATAGGGCAGGACAAACACACGACGAAAGGAAACAAAGTGAAAGCAGTAGTACTGACCACCGACAGCACTGTCGAGGTCGAGCAGGACACGGACGAGTTTGTGTCATACGCGACGCTCTCTCGTGCGGTCGGCGGAATGATTGAAGCGGTATCGCTTCCGAGCGGTCTGACGCTCTGGGTAAACGAGGAAGGGAAACTCGACGGACTTGCGCCGAATGTTCTCGCAACTCGGTTATTCGTATCGGCGTTCGGCGCGGTAGATGTAATCGTCGGAAACGCTATCATCACGGGTGGCGCGGACGACGACGGCGAAACTCTCGGTCTGACTGACGAGCAGGTCGCGGAATTGGTCGCGGACTTGCTCTACGCTGGCGCACCGCTCTCCTAACCAACGCGCGGACGCTCTGCTCGAAAGGGCAGGGCGTTCGTCGTTTTCCGCGCCGTGCGGTCGCTCAAAAAAGGTATACTTTTCGCCGTCGCCGTGCGCGGTCGAGTTTCGTGTCCGTGGTCGCGGATAGACTTTCGACATAACTCAATAAAGAAAGTTTGCGAATGGACTTGACAAACAAAACGACATACGCTAAACTCAATGACATAGGGCGAGATTGGCTCTCCCTCAACGAAAGGAAATACAGAATGGACACCACGACCACCGTCGCGTTCGACCTAGAAGCGGTCAGCGCACTCCACCGCTTCGAGGAAGCGAAGCGCGTTATCCGCGAAGCGGAAGCAGTCAAGACCGAAGCGGAAGCAGTTATCCGCGAGGCTCTCGGCACGGCTACCGCTGGCACGATTGCGGGCATCACCGCCGTTCGCGTAAGCGCACGGACACGCGTTTCGATTACCGCCAGCGCGGTCAAAGAAGCGGACGAAGCACTCTACAACCGCCTCGCAAAGGTCACGGACTTCACCGTCCTCGTCACCGCGTAAGCGGTCAGAGGGGGCGCGGAAACGCGCCCTCTCTCCCCAACTTGACAACGCGCGGACAATGCGCTAGACTGAACTTATGAACGACACCACGACGAAAGGATACACAATGGAAATGGTCTCCGTACCCCTATCACTTCTGAAAGAAATGGCAGAGGATAACCGCACCAAATCCGCGCGGTACGCGGAACTCGGTATGGTCGTAATGGCAGAGTGGTCAGAGGGTCGCGCTCGCGCCTACGAATTCCTTATCGAGAACTTCTCGGTCGCGCCACAGACGCTGGTCTAACGCCTCGCGCGGTCGCCTCACCCGAAAGGGTGGGGCTTCTGCCGTGCGCGGTGAAAGTATAGGTTTTTTGAGTGGCGCGGGACGCGCGGGACGACGCGCGGGCAATTTAGTTTCGTGTCCGTGGTCGTCGCTACAATGGAGATACACGCAAGACACAACGAAAGGAAAGACAATGAAACACCACAAAGTCACTATCTCATACAGGGGCGCGGACTATGTTGTTCGCTATCTCGGCAAGGTCGGCGGGACTTATCGTGCGGTAATCCACCAAGCGCACGACACTTCACGCGGATACGCCTACGCGGACGCTGGACGCGCGGACGCTCTCACGCTGAAACTAATCGAAACAAAATTGGACGCGCGACTTGCGCTCGGAAAGTAATTGTGCTATACTGGCAAGACAACGCACCACCACACGACGAAAGGAAAGACAGAATGACTGAAACAACGCTCACCACAGTCACACTCACCACAGAGTGCGAGTGTGAAATTTACGACGAGGAAACTGGCGAGTTTCGCCCGTCAGACGGCACGGAGTGTTTCGGGTGCTACGACACGGCGTGGGACGACTTCATCGAGAACGCCTACAAGCCGTGGCTCGCGGTAATCGGCGCGGACGACGCGACGACTATCCGTATTGACGGTACGGGAATGGGCTGGCAACGACGCGCGGGCTGGGCGTCGGTATCGGCGCGGGATATTCACTCGGCTATGACTATCAACGGGGAATACCGTATCGAATACCGTTTCGACGGGACTGCGCTGACTGCCGTGCGGTGGTCGCACGACGAGCCGACGGGCACGGGAGTATTCACTTTCACGCTCGACGCGAACAACGAGGACGCGGAATAGGGGACGCGCGGGCGCGGGGAAACTCGCGCTCGCGTTTCTCGCGCCGTCGCCCGCCACGCGCCGACACCCGCTCAAAAAAGGTATACTTTCGCCCGCTGGCGGGCGCGGGGCGACGCGCCGACGCTCGGCAGACTTGCGAATGTCGGTAGTCCCTGGTAGAGTGGTACTACACCACAACGACGAAAGGCAACACAATGGACAACAACGAGCCACTTCACCAAGACGAAATGGAATTCATCTTTAGCGCGTGCGCCGAGGACGAGAATGACTATTTCCCGCAGGTCGCACTTCACACATACTTTCCGCGCGGATTCGCTCTCGCGTCGGTTGAGGAATGTATCTACTGTGGCGTAGCGCACGAACAGTCTTTCGACTACTCGACTGACGTTTGACACACCGAGCGCGGGCAGACTTGTGTTTGTCCGCGCTCTGTGTTACAATGGTTAGACAGCAACACACCACAACGACGAAAGGTAAGACAATGAAGTTCGAACTCACCATCTCCCTCGGGAATGACGCAATGAAAGACGAGCACGACCTCGCGGACGCCATTCGGCGCGTCGCGGAGTCCGTCGCCAATTTCTCCATCACGCCCGGCTCGACGATTATCGGCGGGACGACGCGGGACGAGAATGGCAACAAAGTCGGGACTTGGTTCGTTCAGTAGCCGACGACGCGACGCCCGTGCCGAAAGGTGCGGGCGTTTCGCGTTTCCGCTCGCGGGCGCGGGCACTCGCTCAAAAAAGGTGTACTTTTGTCGCGCCGAGCGCGGGCGCGGGAAAGCGAGCGAGCCGAAGCCCGCCCGCTCGCGCCGTCCTTATCGTCGGGGGAGTGGAACTTGGAGAATGGCGAGCGCAAATCGGAGATTAGCGCAAGGCTCGTGGTTTTCGGTTTCGAGCGACTTCTCGCAGGTTGAGCAATTCATTTTTTCCCTTTCGTCGTTGTTCCATAAGTGTATCATAGTCCTCGGACAAAGTCAAGTCAAAAATAAAAAAAGTTTTTTGCGTTTCGACTTGACAATGTCCGTGGTCGTATGTATACTGATATCACAGGGCGAGATTGGCTCTCCCTCAAACGAAAGGCACTACCACAATGACGAACACCATCTCCCTCGACCTCGAGGGCGCAAAAGCCCTCAAGGACTTCGAGGACGCCAAGGCGGTTATCCGCGACGCGGAGAACGCCAAGAAGGACGCCGAGGCGCGTATCCGCCAGATTCTCGGCGACGCCACGGTTGCGACCCTCGCGGGCGTCACCGTCCTCAAGGTGAGCGAGCGCACGCGCGTCACCGTCAGCGCAAGCGACCTCAAGGACGCCGACGCCGACCTTTACAACGCGCTCGCCAAGACGACGAACTTCACGGTTCTCGTCACGGCGTAAGCCGTCCGAGGGGGGACGAAAGTCCCCTCTCCCCAAACTTCCCCCGCGCGGTTTTGTTTCCCCTTTGTCCGCGCGGGGGATTCTCTTGCGCCGTCCAAAAGTATAGGTTTTTTGAGCGAGCGCGGTGCGCGGTGACGACACGCCCGCGTCAGCGACGCTTGACTTTTGATTGCGGTCAGAGTAGAGTGGCAGTAGCAAGTCACACCACACGACGAAGGGAAACACAATGGTCATCTACATAGGCGACACGGGACTCGTCCCGTTCACGGCAGTAGGAGAAGTAGTTGAGGACGCGAGCGCAGGTACGGCTCTGGTCTATTGGGACAAGTCGTATTTTGCGGTCGTCCCGTTCGAGGACTTACTCCCCGCTTGACTTGACAAGTCGAGCAGTATGCGCTAGACTGTACCTACAACTAAATACCAAACACCACACGACGAAGGGAACATAATGTTCACGACAATAAATCTAGTCCCCGCCTACGGGCGCGACTACAAGTCACAAGCAGAAGTTCAGAAGGCTTGGGACGAGGACAAGGACTTTATCGTACAAGGTCTGGCAGGACACGGACAAGCGACGAACAAGTCGGACTCAATCGAACTAGGCGTAAAGGTTGCGCTTATTCGGTACGCGCGTCAGACGAAGGTCTACGCAATCAAGATGTAGCGTGGTGGCTACGCGGGCGGGTGAGAATAATCTCCCCGCCCGCACTCTCTCCCCACAACTTGACAAACACAAACACACGCGGTATACTCATACTGTAAGCAAGTCACCACAAACAAAGGACACAAAATGGACAACACCATTCCCGAATATGTCATCTGGTCGAACAACACTATCGCGCAGATTGACGCTATGTCGTCATTGCGCTTTTTCCGTTTCGGCTGGGTTGACGTCTGGGCAACGGACGGCGACACCGCTGAAGCGATTGTTCGCCGATTGCTGGACAGCGCGACCGTCACCCGCTAACGCGGGCGGTCGGGCGGGTGCGGGCGCAAGCCCCGCCCGCCTATCGCGGTGCGCTCAAAAAAGGTGTACTTTTGTGCGCGGTAGGTGCGCGGGTGACACGCCCGAGAATTTTTGGTATTGCGCTTTTGGTCGAACTAGTGTAAAGTGGTTACTACCAGCAATTGCTGGACTTGATAACTACAAAGAAAAGGGGAACAGAATGGACAACATTCTTTTCATCACGGAACCGTGGGTAATCGGTGACGGGGCGGGCGACTTCATCGCCATCGCGTGCGAGAAATGCGCTCGCGAGTACGCCACCGAAAACGGACTCCACTTCGAGTACCCGTCGTTCACGGCGGAACACGAGAGCGGTGCTTACGCTCACTCCGACCACTTCGGAGAAATCGAGTCCGACTCCCCGACGGCGTGCGATTGCGGTCAGTATCTTGACGTGACGCTCACGACGGACGGTCAGCAGTACCTACGGGACAACCGTTTCCCCGACGCCGTCCACGCGCACTACGGCGTGAACTACGCGGGCTAGGACTAGCGGGGGCAGAAATGTCCCCGCTTTTTCTTTTGGCTATGGACTTGACAATGTCGTAGGTGCCCGGTAAGATGAGAGTATCAAGTCACCACAAACAAAGGACACAAAATGAACACTCTCGACAACACTATCCGCCACGGGAATATGATGTACGCTCTCGGGCACGGTTTCGGCGCTTCGGACGCGCGGTCGGCTATGATGAACGCGCTGTTCACCGCCCAGTACCGTACGCTCTCCGAGGACGAAGTCCAGACGGTTATCGCCACGGTGGACGCCATTATCAAGAAGTCAATGGACGCACACTCCGAGATTTTCCACGAGCGAGCAGACGCTCTCTCCTAATCGGCGCGGTCGCCCGCCCACGCGAGAGCGCGGGCGGGTTTCCCGTGCGCGGTCGGCAGTTGCTCAAAAAAGGTATACTTTTGGATTTTTGGGATTATGTCAGAAAAGATTTTTTCGTCAGGACTTGACAATGTCGGTGGTGGGGTGTATACTGAAACTACAAAGCAAGACACCACGACGAAAGGAAGTGAAATGAACGAAATCCAATTGGTGCTAATGCGCCAAGCACTCAAAATCGAAATCAAGACGTGGGACACGTCGCGTATGACGCTCACCCGTGAACCCGCACTCTCGGTCGTCAAGCGTCTTACGGGCGAGGACTTCGGACGAGGACTTCGCGCTCGGCAGGACGCGCTCGCGTGGCTCAACGAAATCGCCGTCGCTAACGGTATCGAAATCGACGAGTAAAAAGGAAAGGGCGGGGGGCGAAAGTCCCCCGTTTCTTTTTTGGCCGGGAAATCAAAAGTATAGTTTTTTTGAGTAACGCGGGGCTTGACAATGCGCGGGTGATGTTGTACCGTCGGGGTATGGCAAAATACTCAGCAGACCAAAAGACCAGCATACTCGCGGGGCGAGTGCTACGAAATCCAATGACCATTGGGTTCGTCGGTTCATTCTTTATGGCGGACGAAAAGGGGCGGAAGTTTTTTGTCGCGCCAGCACGAGCGTTGTCACGGGAAGTCGTGAAGCATATGGTTCAGGGCGACATAGTTGAGATTGCGACTATCTCCACCGTAAATCCCGAAGTGATGTTGTTCGCGCACGAAGTCCGTTTCCGAAACTACGACTTGACGACGACACCACCAATGTCCTAACTTGACATTTGGATTGCCGTGTGCTAGTATTTAGATGTAGCCAAAGTGTGGGCTACCACCCTAAACTGTAAGAGAGCCGAACAGTTTAGCAACATAACAGACGGCTCTCCGCACCTGAGTATGTGCGTCTGCTCGAAACAAATGCTCACCCTAAACTTGACAAATCGGAACGCGGGAGAAAAATCTCTCGCGTTTCTTTTTTCGCGCCGTACTCAAAAAACATATACTTTCCCCCAGCGCGGGTGCGCCGTCGGTACTTGACAATGTCGTAGGTATGTAGTAGACTGGTGGTACACCACAACGAAAGGACACGCAATGACGAACTGCGAACACAACGACGAGGGAAAGTGCTTCCCTTGCTGGGAACGCGAAATGAAGCAAGCGTTTCCGGGCCACGCTTGGAATGACTAACAAGTCGGGGGCGAGAGAAATCTCGCCCCTTTCTTACTTGACAACGCAGTAGCCAAATGGTATACTGTAACTACGCCACGAGAAAGGAAACGAAATGGCAAAGAACAAAAAGCAAAAGCCCGTCTTGGGTATGGCGAACTTGTCTGTTCGCAACGCCCACGCGCGTGAACTCAACGCCGTAATCGTTGAGCGTTCTCGCGGGAACGGCGCAGGAACACACGCCAACGCGGGTGAACGCCGAGCGCGGACACGCGGGGCAAAGTTGCGCCGTGCTTTGCGCGACGAGTAACACGCGCCGTTGTTACACAAAGTAATTGTGGTACGATAGCAGAATGAACAGACTACTTATCATTCTCCGCGACATCTCGTGGCTTTCCGTAATTTCGGTTGTCTTGATTGTCGTCGCCATCTCCACAGCAATCTTTATTCCGTCAATGACGGGACTTGCGGTTGTCTTGGGACTTGGAAGCATTACTCTCTCCGTACTCTCACAAAAGGAATAACAATGTCAGATGAGAAAACTCCCGTGCCGACCACGCCGTCGTCACTCAAAAAAGATGTACTTTCCGACGAAGACAAAATGTTCGCGGTAGTCGAGGAAGAAATCGCGCCGACACCCGCCGAGGAAATTGCTGTCACAAGTCCTGCGGAAAGTGCGCCGTCGGAACTTGTCGAAGTTTTAGAGCGCAACATTATTTTCGAGAACAAAAAAAGCAAAACGTCAATGTCGGTTTGGCAAGTTCAGCGTCGTTTGTTTGACTTGGGCTACGAAATTGTCCGTCAAGCAAAGCCCGGTTATTACGAAGCATTGACACTCAACGCGGTGAAAGCGTATCGTGCCGATAAGAAGTTGGGCGACGGAGAAATCGACGCAGAGTTTCTAAAATCCCTTTTCGCTGGGGACAGGACAGTCAAACTAATTCTAGCATAGTCTCTAACAAAAGTCAAGTCCGTCGTGCGGTTGCGCGTGGCGGGCTTGACTTTTTTATTTGGTCGTGTTAGGCTAGTGAAGTCAATACTAATAATCAACGAAAGGACACAAGCAATGCGGTTTCGCAAAACAAACCTAACCTTGCCTAGCGAAGTCCACGAAAAGTTCACAACGCTAGGTATCAACGAACGAAACGATTACATCACAGCACTACGAAACGCGGGTTGGACATTACAGTCCATATCCGAAGCAACGGGAATTACGCGGGAACGAGTACGACAAATTGCGACGGTAAACACCGTTGGAATTGTGTTCGACGAAATCCCGCTTCCGCCCGTCGTTGCCGAAAAGATGAAGCCCGTTTACACCGAGCCGAACGCGGACACACTTGCGCGGTTGCGTGAATTGCGTCCACTCGCTTCCCAAGTGCGCGGAAAATCTCCCGCGTTTCGGGCAGAGGGCGAGGAGTTTTCACGACTACTCAACCACGCTCGGACGGTCGAGGGCGTGACAATTTATCGTCTGGCAAAGCGGTTGGGCGTAACGCCCGCGAGTATCCGTTTCCGTCTGGCTCGGTACGGGTATATGCCCCAACTGAACGGCGACGGTGGCTCATACCAAGTGCTGAAATCAAAGTCATAACCTGACAAAGAAGCCCCCGCTATGCGGGGGTTTTCTTTTTGCGGTCTAGCATTGTATCACTAACAGTACTAAAAATCTAGCGCGACACACTTTATACATTGACAAAGACAATGTGCGGTCTGACTTGACAAATCAAAACAGATAGTGTAGACTAGTGATAACAAATCAAAAGAGAAAGGGACGAGAAATGAGCGACAAGCGCGAAATCTCTGACGAGGAACGCTACGAAATGGAAGCAGCGTTCGGGCCGGGTGCGGTCGTGGTGAACATCATCACGGGAGAGCGTATCCAACTCTAAAAAGAAAGCCCCCCGCGTATTCTCCTTGCGCGGGGGTTTTTCTTTTCCCCGCTGGCTCAAAAAACATATACTTTCGCGCGGGGCGAGCGCGGGTGCGCCGTCGGCGCTCGCGGAAACGCCGAATGTGTGTCGTGACTTGCGTTTGTCGTAGGTGTGTGTTAGACTGGAAGCACGAAGCACCCACCACCGAAAGGACACAAGATGAACCCCGCAACTCCCAAGCAAATTTCGTTCCTCACCTCGCTCGCGAGTGAGCGCGAGTACGACCTTGCCGAGCGCAAGTCGGCTGGCTTGACCGTCCGCGAAGCGAGCGAACTCATTGAGTTTTTGCTCGCAATGCCCAAGCCCGCCTCGCGGGTTTCGTTCGTCGAACTCGAACTCGGAATGTACCGCCTCGCAAACGGCGACATTTACCGCATTCAGCGTTCGCGTGAGAGCGGACGCCTCTACGCCAAGAAACTCGACTGGGCGAACAACACGTTCGTTTTCGAGCAGGGCGCAATGCGCCTCATCACCGCTGACGACCGTATGACCCTTGACGAAGCGAAAGCGTGGGGCGTGGAAACGGGTATCTGCTGTGTGTGTAGCGCGTTCCTCACCGACCCGAAGTCGGTTAGCGCGGGTATCGGCCCGGTGTGCGCCTCGCGGGTGTAACGCCCGCCTCTCGCAAGCGCCCGCTGGAAACGGCGGGCGTTTTGCTGTGCGCGGGGCGTGGCTCAAAAAAGGTGTACTTTCCGTGCGCGGGTGATGAGCCTCGCTCGGTGTGTCGTTGCTTGACTTTGTCGGTGCTATGGGGTAGACTGGTGGCAACGACGAAAGGGGGGGACAATGGACTTTGACGACTACGACGGCGACGACGCTTGGGCGGACGCCGACGCGCTCGCCAGCGCGGGGTTTGGCACGGACGAGGACTACGGCTACTACGGCGAGTAGTCCTCGCAAAGAAGCCCCTCACCTTTGGGTGGGGGGCTTCCGTGTTTCCTGCGACGGGCGTCGGGGAAAGTATATGTTTTTTGAGTAGCGGGCGGGGGTTGGCGACACGCTCATCTTGCGACTTGACAAACGCTACGTTACTTGGTATAGTGGGTGTATGACAAATAACAACGCATACACATTCGAGTTCGAAGCGCTCGGCGTGACGGCACTCGAATACGACACGGTGAAAATCACGTCGAACTCGCTCGTGAATGCTCGCATTTACGCTCGCACAAACGGTATCGAAATTGGCAACGCGCTCGGCTTCGAACCATTTGACATTGCGCTGGACAAAGTGATATACTAGTCCTATGACAAACACCACCAACACCAACTCCGCGCGGAAAGTACGCGCGGGCGTCGCCCTTTTCTTTCTGGGCGTTGCGGGATTTATCTCGCTCATTCTCATCACCGACGCAATCAAGTACGGCGAAAGTTTTGAGTTCTATGTCGGCGGTATGGCGCTCGCAGAAGCAATCGGTGCGCTGACCATCTCGGTAATTCTGTTCGCTTGGAACGCGGTAACTTATCGCGCCCCTCGCTACGCTCGTCGCTCGCGGTAACGCGGACACGGAAGCCCCTCGCGGAAGCGGGGGGTTTTCCTTTTGGGGCGGACTTCGGGGTGGCTACTCAAAAAACATATACTTTCAGCGCGGGGGGCTACGCGGTGCGTCGGGACTTGACTTTGTGTGTGATGTGTGTTAGTCTGGTGTTCCACCAACCGAAAGGATTTTCTCGTGTTCGACCTTGACGAAAACCCCTTCACTCGCGAGCGCGAGTGCGAGGCATGCGGGGACTTTTCCCCCGTGCTGTTCTTCCACGCGGGCGACCCCGTGGAACGCTGTCTTCCGTGCCACAATGTGGCGCGTGGGGCAGGCGGGTACGACCCGCGCGAAGACTACTAAGTCTTCCCCCAGCCCCTCGCCTACGGGCGGGGGGTTTTTCTTTTGCTCGGCAGGCGGTTGCCAGAAGTATAGGTTTTTTGAGTGGTATGATGAGTAAATGGCACAATCACTCGCGCAAATCGTAGCGGCACTCCCCGAAGCAGAACGCGCCGAAGCAATGGCGGGCATAGACCCAGACAACTTACTATGGGCGTGGGACTTTTGGGGACGACCCGAACAAATCCCGCCGAAAGATTCGTCGTGGAATGTTGGTTTGTTTCTCGCAGGACGTGGCGCGGGTAAGACGCGCTCGGCTGCTGAATGGGTACGCGAAAAAGCGCGAGTAACATCAGAGGGAAAGTTGCGTTTCCTTTTAGTTGCTCGTACCGCAGCGGACGTGCGTGACGTTTTGGTTGAGGGCGATTCGGGAATTATGAGTGTATCCCCGCCGTCGGAGATGCCGTTGTATGAACCGTCGAAGCGCCGTCTGACCTGGCCAAACGGAAACGTCGCGTTGCTCGGCACGGCAGATGAACCAGACTCCTTGCGTGGTGTCCAAGCAAACTACTCGTGGGCAGACGAAGTTGCAGCGTGGCGTCAGACGCCAGACGCAGCGGGAATGTCGTCGTGGGATAACTTGCGCGTCGCTACTCGACTCGGAAGCAATCCACAAATCTTGGCAACAACAACGCCGAAGCGCGTAAAACTTTTATATGACTTGTTGGGCGAAGCGGACAAGACAGGAAAAATCTGGGTATCGCGTGGCTCAACAATGGATAACGCGGGCAACTTGTCGTCATCATACATAGACGCAATCACGGGCGTTTACGAAGGTACGCGGTTAGCCCGTCAAGAACTTTACGGTGAAATGTTGGACGCGGTTGAGGGCGCGTTGTGGACGGACGAACTAATCGAAAACAATCGTCAAAACGGTATGCCGTCATCAGTACCGTTGCGCGTAATCGGCGTAGACCCGTCGGTTGCTGAAAATCCCCGTGATGAGTGCGGTATCGTCGTCGTCGCAAGCACGGGTGAACGCGACCTATACAAACGTCAATCGTGGGTAATTGAGGACGCTTCGGTGCTTGGCTCGCCTACGGTGTGGGCAGAACGGGTTGTGGCAATGGCTCGCAAGTGGGGTTGCCCCGTCGTCGCAGAAGTCAATCAAGGTGGGGCGTTAGTGCGTAACGCAATCCAAACAATCGACCCGACAATCCAAGTGTTGGAAGTTCACTCGAAGTACGGAAAAGCGTTGAGGGCAGAACCGATTACGCTCGCCTACGAACAAGGGCGCGTACATCACATAGGGTTTCTCGCGGAACTAGAAAGTCAAATGACGTCGTGGATACCGGGCGAGGGAAAATCCCCAGACCGCGTGGACGCGCTCGTTCACGCGCTCACGGCGTTGCTCATCAAACCACCCGCTGGGTTTTTGGGCGGGAACATTACGGCTAAGTCTGTCGCGGGACGGCGCATTACGCTCGGACGCGGTGGGCGTACGGGCGGGCGTATTTTCGGCTCGCGGTAGTCACTCAAAAAACATATACTTTCGGCGCTCGCGGTTGCGCGGGTAAAAGCAGAACGCCCGCGTGGTTAGCGCGGGCGTTTGCGTTTTGATTTTTAGTCGCGGAAGCAAGAAGCGAGATACGCGATTTCCCCGATTTCGTCACAGTAAACATCTGTCCACTCGCGCTTGACGGTGTAAGTGCCACGCTTGTATTCGCGCGTTACTCGGTAGGTGTCGTTTCCAGCGAGGACGATACGGACAATGTAGCCGTTCGATACGGGCAAGATAACGCCGTTGTTGTTGTCGTAGGCAATACGCCCGCCAGAGATGGCTAGGAAGTTCATCTGCCCGATTTGGTTGAGAAGCGTAGGGGTGTCCATTACGCGTGTGGGGTATGTGGTGGTCATTTCGTTTGTGTCCTTTGGTTAGGCGGTTTCCCGCGTTGTGTCAAGTATATCATCTACTGCCGACACAACCTAATCGTGACGGTCGCGGTGGGGCGGGGTCGAAAAAGTATACCTTTTTTGAGCGTGGTCGGCGGGCGCGGGGGGTGCGCGGTTACGCAAAAAGAAAACGGACGGGGATTTCTCCCCGCCCGCTCGGTTTGACGATTGCTTATGCGGACACAAACACTCGGTTGTCCCTAATCTCTACGCCTAGCCCAGCGTTTGCGAGAATAGCAAACGCTCGCGCCAAGTCGTCCTGCGTTGTCGCGCCCATTCCGTTTCGAACATAGTTGAGTTGGACATTCCCAGCAAACTCGCTAATGTTCCACCCGCTAGTTGCGTTGTGAAAACTGCGTACTGCGGTGGTAGAACTTTTGGATACCCATTCGCCAGCGCGTTTGAGTTCCGTGCGAATTTCTCGTTTTAGTTCGGCGTTTGTCATTGTGTTCCTTTCGTCGTGGTGTACCACCACTCTACCAGGGATTATTTATTTTCGCAAGTCGTACCGTTTTATCGTGTCGCGGGGCGCTCGCGGTGCGCGGGCAAAAGTATATGTTTTTTGAGCAACGCGGGGCGCGGGTGTTGCGCGGTCGCGATGAGCGCAAACGACAACGCCCCCGCGTTTCGGCGGGGGCGTCGCTGGCGGGCGTTAGACGAGTGCGTCGCTGTTGGTCGTGACGGTAATCGCGCCATTCGCAAAGTAGTCGTCAATCACGTCGTCAATGTAGGCGTCGGGGACGTCTACGCTCTCGGTGCGGTTTCCAAAGTTGGCGGTGACGGTGGTCATTTCGTTTTGTCCTTTGTTTGGTGTGGTGTTGCTTCTTACTTTTAGTATACCATAGACGGCAGACATTCGCAAGTGCTTACGGTGTTGGCGTGTCGCGGACAAAAGCGAACGCCCCGCGTTTCGGCGGGGCGTTCGTGTGGCGCGTGTTAGGCGTTGCGGTAGCCGTATGCTTCGACGGTGGCGCTCTGGTACTTGCCAAGCGCGACGAGAGTAGCGTACATCTCGCGGTAGTCGTCAAGCACGTTTTCGTTACCGACGTGCTGAACCATTTTCACGGGCATACCGTTCGCGAGGACGGCGGTAATCATAACCGAACCGAGAACGGTGGCGGGGGTGCTGGTCATTTTGTATCTCCTTGTTTGGTGTTGCTGATGACATCATCATACCAGTAGCGCGGGCGTTTGTCAAGTATCCACGACGTCGGCGGGTGGGCGCGGGGAAAGTACACCTTTTTTGAGCGTGGTCGGCGGGCACGGGTGCGCGGACGGGAAACGCAAAACGCCCGCCAATCTCTCGGCGGGCGTTGCGTGGTGCGTGTGCTAGGCGAGTACGCCCGTGACGGTCGCGCCCGCGTTGCGTAGTGCTTGGACTAGGCGGTAGTGCTGTCCGCGCTTGGTGGTGAATGTTTCGACTGTGCCGTCCGTGTAGGTGGCGGTGAGAATGACGTTCATTCTGGTTTGTCCTTTCGTTGTGGTGACTTGCTATCGCAAGTCTATCACGGTATCAAACAAAAGTCAAGCGGTGAGAGTGTCGGGCGTGTCGTGGGCGGGTACGCGAAAGCGGGCGGGTTTCCCCGCCCGCCCGCGTGGCGCGTTAGCGCTTTGCGAATTCGTCTTCCATAAGTTGGAGAACAATTGCCCTAGCGGTGTCTGCGTTGGTCGCCCAGACATTCACCCAATCGAAACGGAAAAAGTAAACTTCGGTTTCCGCGTTGGTCTGCGCGAGAGTTCCGCTTGACCAGACGGTGTAGGTGGGGGTGGTGCTCATTTTGTTTGTGTCCTTTGTTCGTGGTGTCTTGCTGATGTAATCAGTCTACACCATAGCGCGGACATTCGCAAGTAGCGCGGTGGTTGCGCGGGTGGTGGGCGCGGTCGCTCAAAAAACATATACTTTGGGGCGCGGGTGTGTGCGCGGTCGGTCGGGCGCGTTTCGGGGTCGGCGGGCGTGGGCGCGTGGCGGGCGCGTGGCGGGGCGCGGTGCGCGGTGCGCGGGCGTACGCGGTCGGTGTGCGCGGTGTCGTGGCGGGCTGGTGTCGGTGGCTGGGGCGGGCAACGCGAAACCCCCCGCTGGCTGGTGGGCTGGCGGGGGGCTTCGGGGCTAGGTCGTGGCGGTGTGGGCTTGGGGTTGCCCGCCCCTTGCGGGGCGGGCGGTGGCGTTACTTGGTGACGAGTTTGGTGTAGGTCGTAACGCGAATGGTGGCGTCGAATGCTTCCTTGTAAAGCGCTTCGAGGGTCTTGCGGTCGAACGAGGTGTTCGTGCTGGTCACGCGCTCCACGAGAACCGTGCCGTTGCTGTCCGTGCCGTGCGTTGCGTTGGCTTCGGTGAGTGCTTCGTTGAGGACTGCCTTTGCCGCGTCTTCGATACGCTTGGCTTCGGCAACCATCTTGCGGGCGGTTTCGAGTGCCGATACTGCCCGCTGGGCTTCGGCGTTGAGGACGGTGGTGTTCGTCATTTTGTTTCCTTTGTTTGGTGAGTATGTCGGTTGACTAACTCGGTAGTACCTAACATACACCATACCGCTGACATTACAAACTATTTTTTATCTCGGGCGTGTCGCGCCTTGCCGTGCGGGCGCGGGCTGGCTGTCGGGCGCGGGTATCGGCGCGGGTGCGGGTAAGTTTTTGCGCGGTCTGTCTGGTGGTCGTGGGTGGTCTGTCTGTATCTGTGTCGGTCGGTCGCGTGGTCTGTCTGTCGTGGTGGTCGGGCTGTCGTTGTCATTATCGCGTGAGCGTTGCGAGAGCGTTGGGGCTGGCTGTCGTGGGCTGGCTGTCGCGTGACGGTAGCGGGTGGCTGGCGGGTGGCTGGGGCTGTCGGTCGTAGGCGTAGGCGGGCTGTCGTGGCTGGCTATCGTAATCGTGCGGTGTGCCTATTCTGGGGCTGTCGTGGGCTGTCGTGGCTGGCGGTCGTAAACGGGGCTAGGCGGGGCTGTGACGGGCTGTCGTGGGCTAGTGGGCTGTCGTGGGCTGGCTGGCTGTCTAGTGGGCTGTAATGGGCTGTAATGGGCTGGCTGTCGTGGGCTACTCTGTCTCGCTGGCTGGTGGGCTGGCTGTCACTAGGCGTTGGCTAGTGGGCTGTCTGCCTAGTGGGCTGGCTGGCTAGTCGCGTGAGTGTAATCGCTGGCTGGCTGTCAGTAATTCGCGTGAATAATTATTTTTTTCGCGTTGCGAATTGCGTTTTGGAATTGCGTTGGTGTTGGCATAGGCGGCCACTTTTTTAGGAAACCAATTGGGCTGCAGGCCCGGACCCCCCGGTGCCTACTCCGGGGTCAAATCCAAAATTCCTTAAGGTACTACAACTTCTCCACAGTACATAACTAGTCCCGGTGTATACTAAAACAATGACTCGCAGGCCAGCCAGAGGACAATCTATCCCCCTCCCAGAGGTGGAGTTCCTGCGTACCCTCAAGGACCAACGCGATATAGATGTACGTTGCCTCGTCCTCTATCAGGCAGGTTGGCCCCTCCGCTCCATCGGGGAAGCCCTCCCGCATCCTCGTCCCCGTTCGACCGTCCGTACGTGGGTCGAGCGGGCTCATCTTTACAGCCGTCCCGACGTCCTTGAACATACTCCTCCGTCGCCGACCCTCGTGACTCCCGAGACGTACATCCCCAAGCGTCCCGTTTCGCCAGGTATCTCTGAGGAGGACCGCGACAAACTACAGACACTCGGCCCGCACGCTAAGACTTTCCGTTCAAAGATGTCTCCCAACCATCCAGCGCGTCTTGCTAACCTCTGGCTGACTGACCTGACTAAAGAACTCCACGCCGACGGTGTGACGGTTCAGGAACTCGCCGACGCGACTGGCGTCACTTATCGCGCAATGGCGAAGCGTCTTGGTAAGGTAGCCAAATGAAAGTAAAGTGCGACGTTTTTCCCGCCTTGTTTGTTCTTGCTGGTTCGGACTATCGAGAGCCCATCACCTCGAACTCGACCCCGAATCATCCGTCCGTCCGCCGTATGAATTCTGTTCGCATCGTCGTCACTGATACGCACATTCTTATTGCTCAAGACTCTCCGCACGGGCCGTCTCTCGTCTTCAAAGAGGAAATCAGCCCCACCACATTCCACGGCTCTGCAACCAAGGGTGACGACTACACTGTCACGACGGTTCAAGGGAAGCGTTTTTCTTTCCGCAAGGACAACTCGTGTGGTTGTGGTTCACGACTTCGAACTTGGAGGCCGTATGATTCCCTCACTGTTTGAGTTCGTCATTCTTGCGCTGGCGACTTACCGAATTTGTCGACTTCTCATCGAAGACCGTCTACTCGACGCACCCCGAAACTGGTTCTTCTCGAAGGTCTCACCGAGCACCCAGTTCGGCTATCTGTTCACCTGCTACTACTGTTTGAGCATGTACGCGGGAACATTCATATTTATATGCTATACAATAGTACCAACGGTAACTTTACCTGTCGCGTGCGTGCTTGCACTATCTGCCGTCACTGGCTACATCAGCGCAAAACTCGACAACTAAGACGAAAGCGGTTCAATGGCTGTATTCCGTAAGGGTGAGGGGTTCATCCCTACAATCACCCCTTTGTACTCTATTCCGCGACCGCTTACCGCTGCTGCATCTACTCTTCGCATCGATGACAAGAGGGAAATGGAGCAGTTTCGGGACCGCCGTTCTGCCTATGCTAACAAGTGGCAGGGCGAGGCGTGGGAGTATTACGACGCCATCGGCGAAATCAAATATGCATTCAACCTCGTCGCTTCTGTTGTCTCTCGTGTTCGTCTTTACACTGCTGTAATCGACGACCCCGCCGAGGCTCCTGTCCCCATCAGGAACTCCAGCACCGTTGAGCCACAACTTTCCAGCGCTGCCGAGCGTGCACTTGAGCGTCTCAACTCCGCATACGGCGGACAGGCGGGACTTCTCCGCGACGCTGCCCTCAACCTCAACGTCACGGGTGAGTGCTACCTCGTTCAGCGTCCCGAACTTATTGGAACTGGTCTTCCTGAAAGTTGGGATATCCGTTCGACTGACGAACTTACCGTCGACCAGCGGGGTAACGTCACCATCGTTCCTCGTGCAGACCTCGCACAGGCTGCTTCGTCAAACGCCAGCAAGAAGGGCGTTATCAAACTTCCGAACACTGCGTTCGTTGGTCGCATCTGGCGTAGCCACCCCCGTTACTCGGAGGACGCCGAGTCCAGCCTTAAGGGTCTGCTCGACCTCTGCGATGAACTCCTCCTTCTGAACCGTACCTTCCGCGCTACGGCTCGCTCGCGTCTCAACGCTGGTGCTCTCTATCTTCCTGACGGACTGTCTACTTCCGCAGCAGCCGACCCCGACTACCCGTTCGACCCCGCTGACGATATCGTCAACACTCCTGAGTCTGCCGAGGATGAGTTCGAAGACCAACTCATCGACGCGATGACGACCCCCATCAGCGACGAATCATCCGCTTCCGCCGTTGTACCACTGATTATTCGAGGACCTGCTGAACTTGGCGATAAAATCAAGCAATTTAAATTTGAGCGTTCTTTCGACCCTGCTCTTGCTCAGCGTGCTGACCGTGTTCTCGAGCGCATCCTTCAGGGACTCGATGTCCCCAAAGACATTGTCACTGGCCTTGCCAACGTCCGCTACTCGAACGCCGTACAGATTGATGAGAGTCTCTACAAGGCGCACATCGAACCCCTTCTCCTCCTCATCTCCGATGCTCTGACTGTCGTTTATCTTCGTCCGTATCTGAAGTCCATCGGCTACGAGGAAGCAGATGTTCAGCGCATTGTCGTCTGGTTTGACCCCAGCGCCATCTCAACTCGCAATGACCGCGCTGCTGATGCTGACTCTGGGTTCGAGAAAATGGCAATCTCCTTGGACACGTGGCGTCGTACTCACGGCTTCTCGGATGCTGATGCTCCTGAGCCTACGGAAATCGCCTTGCGCCTTTTGTTCCAGCGTGGAGCCATTACGCCTGAACTTTCTGAGGCTCTGCTCAACACGATTGCCCCTGAGTTGTTCCAAGCAGCCCGCGCCTCACAGCAGGCTAACTCGCCTGCACCGATTACGCCCGAGATTGCAGATGCCCTCGCTGGCGGGGAGGCAACTCCTGCTCCTGCCGAAGAGGCAACTCCTGCGCCTGAGCCCACCCCCGAACCTATTACCCCGTCTGCAGCACCCCCGACCGACGCACCACCTATTCCATTAGCGGAGCCACAGTAATGTCAATACCATCACGCCGACTTCATTTTTCTTCGACCACCGAGGAAGAACTCGTCTCTCTTGCCCGTCGTAGTAAGGCTGGCGACTATGCCCGCGACTGCTCGCTGTCGGAACTCAAGACCGTCTACTACCGAGGCGCTGCGTCGAGCAAGGGCTCTGACTCGCTCTCGATTCACGAGACGGCGATGACTCGTGTTCTCGACCACCTCAAGTCCCGCAGTAACGAGGACATGGACTTGCAGACTCTTACTGCTGGTGCTGTGTCTGCTGGGACGAACATCACCGTCAAAGATGAGTCTTTTTATGTGACCCCTGAGCATGCTATCTTTGCTATCACTGCTTACGCTGGTCTTGGCTTTGAGGTCATTCCCGCGTTCCGTGCGACATGGCTCCGCGCCGTCCGCGAGAACGACAACCCATTTGAGCGCACCCGCTCACTCGCTGTCGACCTGTACAGCGCACATGATGCCGACCTGCTCCCCAAGAAGGGTAACTAACTATGTATGAAGATGACCTGAACGCTCTTATTGACAACGGGCCCGTACAACTTAAGCGCATTTCTTTGGGTCGTACCCCGTCTCTCACTGAGTACGCACTCGCCCTTACTGCCAGCGCCAACTCGCAGGTTGCTCCTGCCCGTCACGTTTTGCCGTATGCCGTCCGCGAGGTTGTTATCCGCGAGAACAACGCTCGCGTTGGGCAGGACAAAAAGTCGGCTACTTTCGGCATTATCCGAGCAGTTGAGAACTTCTTGTCCGTGGCTACCCAGAACAATGCGACTACTCCCCACATTGACCTGCTCCCCCTCGGGCACCCCCTTCTTCCGAACACTGACGAGGCCCTGACGGCGTCGGCATATGTCGAAGAACGTGCTGCTTGGGAGGCTGGAACCCTCAATGCCAATCCCCAAACCAAGGCTTTGGTTGCGTCGGTTCTTGCTAACGACCCTGCTTCTGCCGAATACAAGTTCGCCGTAGTGCGTCTCCGAGCCAGCGCTCCTGACGTACTTGCCCGCATCGTATAACAACTCTAACTGATATACTATCCAGAGATTTAGACTTACCACTCACGGAGAAAGAAAACATGGACAACCGCGATAACACAGACCTCACCGCCCGCTTGAACGCAATCCTTGCGAGCGCGTATTCGGGTGGTAACTCGTTCGCTGCTCGTTCGGCTCGTGCCCGTCTTCAGCGTCGTGATGACGAGGGCAAGTTTGCTTTCATGTTTGGTCTCATGCGACTTGTCATGCGCCAGAATGGTATTCCTGTTGCTACGTTCTCGCGCTTTGTTGGTGGTTCTGACCGTGGCGAGAACATGGGTTGGTTCCATGTCAATTCCGAAGACGGCAGTGTGCCCGAAGGTTTCTATCGTTACCCAGTTAATCTTGCTTCGGACATGGGCACTAAGTCGTCCAGTGTCCAGGCTGTTTTGCCGGGAGATTATCTTGCCAGTAAGGGCATTGACCTTAAGAACCCAAGTTCTTTTGGCAACTTCCCCAACATTGAAGACCTCGAGTTTCAGGAAATTCCGCCAGACTTTATGGAGCACCCTGACATTGATGGTGCGTTCATCTCTGAGGATGGCGACATCACGATTGAGCCGAACGAATTTGGCGGATATGACGTAGTCGACAACATCGACCCCCAGAACACTGTCCAGTCGGTAGATGACCTTGGCGAGGCGATGAAGGCTGTCCACGCTATTGACATGACGCGTAAGGACTATGTCCCCACAGATTTTGACAGAGAGACTATGACGGATGCACAACTCTCTCGTGCACGCGACCTCGCTAACAAAGCCCCTGTAGCCACACTTCCGACCGACGCAACTCCCGAGGCCCCTAAGGCTGACCCTGCTGGTATGTCGAACAAAGACCTCGGTAAAGAGGTTGCTCAGTTTGAGCGCGTCTTCGGTGGCAGGACTTCAGGTATGGATGAAGCCACTCGCGCTCGCTACGACCTCGTTAGCGACGAGTGGGAACTCCGCATTGACGAGCACGAGGACCAGTTCGAGAATCCTGACTTTATCCGTGACCCCAGCAAGGCTGAGGCTACCGCTCCTGTTGCAGAGATTCCTGCCACAGAAGAAGTAACTCCCCCCACCGAGACTCCCGTTGTAGAAGAGGTAGTTACCCCTGCTCCGACTAGCGAGAACCCCTTCGGTCTTGAAGGAGACGTCACCTTCCGCGACGCAGACGGAAACCGCGTTTCGCGCAACATCCTGAATGACCTTCCCCTCGGGACTGAAATTGATGCTCAGCAACTTCTGCCTGGAAACCGTATGGGTAAGGCAAACTTTGTTCGTCAGTTGCACGCATGGAAGAACACGCAGACCAACGAACAGCATTTTGACAACCCGTCAGCAGAGCCTAGCCCCGAAGGCAATGGAACTGTCGAGCAGACTCAAGAAATTGCTGACCTGCTTCGCGCAAAACTCGTTAACGAGAACGGCGACCTTCCTGTTGGCCTTGTCCGCGATAAGTTGTACCAGTCTATTCTCGACGGAGATAACTCGGCTCGCTACTTCCCCAAGGATGAGATGGACGATGCCATCGCGGAAATCCGCTCTCTCTCGGATAGTGACGGTGGCGACAATCAGCCCCCCACACCTCCCACAACCCCCGCACCTGAAGATGGCGGAGAGGGCATTACTGACCCCAACCAACTTCTCGAAGGCGACATTTTTGACACTATCGCCCTTTTTGCTGAGCAGGGTTTTGAGAATAGTGCCACGTTTGGGAACGTCCGAGTTTCTGCTTATGTCATTGAGGATGCTGACGAGGGCGATACCATCAACATTGGTATTGAGTACACAGACTCTGAAGGCAACCTGAAAGAGTACAACCTTAGTTTCCCGCTAACTTCTGATGGCATGTTCATTGGTATGGGTGACCGCGACAAGGGTCTCACTGCCCGCGATTTGGTTCGTGACCAACTGCAGGGTGAGATTGATGCTGACGCCTCTCCCGAAGAGCCCGAAGCAAATGTAACGTCTCCTGAGCAACTTCTCGAAGATGTCCACATGGACCGTCTTGATGAACTTCTCAACTACCCCGACAACGTCTGGGAAAACGGAAATGTCCAATACTCTGTGCAAATTTTTGATGCCCTTGATGGAGAGGATGGCGGTCTCAAGTGGTCAATCTCGTTCGTCGACGAGAATGGCAAGGAGTACTACTACGCGGGCGTCTATGACGGCGGAAGCATTGATGGCATCCGCAACGAGATTCAGTCTCAAATCAACCAACAGAAGACTCCCGCTGAGACGGTCACGGAGATTGCTCCTGCTCCCGAACTAATGCTGGGTTCATACAACCTCAACTCTCTCCCTTCAGCCACTGAACTTCGCCGTGCGAAGAGCCTTGACGGGGTTTCCGAAACCGACTTGCAGGACGCTCTCGCTGATGCAATCAAGAATGGCAAGAAGTCTGTCATCATTGGTGGCAAAAACTACTCGACTCGCGTTTTGGTTGTTGCTCTGTCGAGCCGTGGTTTTGACACTGACCTCTTCATTGCTGGTCAGTTGGACGCAAAGAACGGCAACACTTCTAACGTAGACGCTCTCAACGCTTACCGCGCTCAGAACCCTGACGTTACCCGTGAGGGAACTGACAACGCCAAGCCTGCTACCGCCGAGGAAGCACTGAGCGCATTCGTTGCGGGTACTAGCCAAGAAGAACTTGTTGACCTCTACACTGAAGCCATCCAGAATGGTCGAGAGAACGTCGTAGTTTCACTGGAGAACTTTGGTTCGCCCGAGGCTCTTGGTTCTAGCATTGTCGAAATTCCTCTTGCTGACTTCCGCAAGCGCCTTGTTGACAAGGGTGTTGACATGGACTCCGTCGATGATGGGTTCAAGGGCAACGATGACGCGAAGAAGAAAATCGCCGACGAGATGGGCGAAGATGTTGTAGACCTCGAGACTGGCTATCGCAGTGACTGGCGTGATGTTATCATTTCGGGTTCATCTGAGTACAACCACATTCGTTTCTTGGATGAGTTTGGTGTCATGCAGGAGTTTATTCTTGACGAGGACGGCAAGTGGTACGACACCTCTAAGCCTCTGAACAACAAGCGTCTCAACAAGGGTAAAGACTCCAGCGAAATGATTCGCTACATGGAACGTGGCAGTAACGTCGATAAAGACGAACTTATCTACATCACCGACGGCTTTGGGTACGATGACTCTGGAGACCTAATCGATGAGGCTAAGAATGCTTTCTCGTTCAATACCCCGCAAGACGATGCCTTGTCGCCAGAAGATGCTGCTGAGGTTTCTCGCTGGCGTCACATCACTTATGGTGACCTCAAGAAGATGCTCAAACTTCAGAAGGAGGGTGTCGTCTTTGACGTCTTGGACAAGATGCAGGAACTCTTCCCGAACTCGGAGCGTCGCTCTGAAGACGAACTTGTCACCGAGACTCACGAGTACACATCTAAGTCTGGTAAGGACAAGGGAACTAAGTATAAGTTTGAGGTAGTCGTCACAAAGACTCCCAACGAGTACTACTACACCTATGTCCGCATCACGAACACTAAGACTGGCAAAGTTCAGTCTTCTCGTGCTGGTCGTATGAACCAGTCGGCTTTGGGAGCATTCCGCACTTACCGCCGTGAGATGACTAAGTTCCACCACTCGTTCTTCAAGACTGGTGGGCCTGTTGCTTGGTTTAGGTCTGGTGCCACCAAGATTCGTATGAAGACGGATGAGTTTGACGAAGACCTTGGGTACTACACTCACTCTAAGGACCTCCAACTTGACCGCAACACGACGGCAAGCGTTCTTGGACTCCTCGGTGCATCACCGTCGTCGACTCAGGAAGTCAACCGTGCGAGTGACTTGGTTATGCGCGAAATCTTCCGCTACCTCGGAAAGTACCGCCACGATGATGTGTGGATGGGGAAGGCTGTTAAGCGTCTAAACGAGGGTGCAATGTTCAAGGATTTAAACCTTGGAATTGACATTGACTACCTATACGCAGTTGCGTCGGCCTATGACGCTCAAATTTCAAATCAGCAGGCTCTTGACTCTCATGGCGAGGGCATCTCGTTTGACCAGCGGACTCCGCTGGAGGTTGGCGATACCGTTGATTATGTTCCTAGTTTCAAGGTCGACATTAGGCGTCGCGGTAAGGTTGTCAAGCGTCTTGGATATGTCGACGCTAATGGTGGTTACCGCTACACGGACTACATCATGGTTCAGTGGGAGGATGGACGATTCCAAATCACCACTACTCGTAACAACCGTTTGATTGAGACCGCTACTGGTACTGATGGCTCCGAGCGAGTGAAGTATAAGGATGGGTACACTGACCCCCGCGCTGGATACGGCACAGATGCTGATGGTATCGATGCCCAAGAGTTGCTTCCTCAACCTCTTCCACCCCTCGCGCCTGCAGTCAAGCCTGAGCGTCAGACCGCCCAGCGAGACGAGAACTCTGACCTTGTTCTTCCTGACGGAACTGTTATTCCTGAGAAGCCTCTTGGCGTAGCGGGAGAGACAGTACAAAAGCGACCTTCTGAAGTAGTTCCTGGCGATTTTATTTCGCTGTTCACTGAAGATTTGACGTTGACAGTCGCCCCTGTTATTGCACCTGTCCAAGTTAGTTCTGATGGGTTGCTTGTCCAGAACACGGTTGCTGTTCGCCAGACCGATGGAACATATACGGTTGAGAATGCTGCGTACACGGTATCCACACCGAACGAGACAATTCCAGTTTTGATTTACCCTGAGTACCCTGAAAATAGTGCAACGCCTGCACAGTTGAACGAGATTCTTGAACTTCTCGCAACCAAGGATGCCAGCGTAAGTGGCAACTCAGGTTTGATGAACTATTACCTCGGTGTCATGGATGGCAAGGACATGTCAGGTGTCTACTCGAGGGAGGAAGTTGCTGACATTATTCAGGAACTCCGTAACTCGCCTGACCGCACCCCTGCAAAGCCTATTGACCAAGCGGCTGAACTTGCTCGTGTTGTCGCGGAAGAGGAAGAGCGCAACGGAAACCCCGACGCCGCTCAGGTACTGGGCGGACTTGCCGACGCAGCGGCTATTGTTGCTTCGCAGACTGACGGAACTGAAGAGACTACCAAATCCGCTGGTGATAACTCACTGGCGGGCAGAGTGGCTCAAACAGCATCCACTATGAACTTAGGCTCATATGGCCTCAAGCAGGATGATAGAAAGAGACTCCCTGCAAACAGTAACCCTGCGGATGTCAAGATTGGTACAAATAGGACCTACAAAGGTACGAAGCCTACCGAAGAGGCTAGTGCTCTCAAGGACCAGATGATGGAGTTTGGCTCCGAGGCATGGGGACTTGCACAGCAACGTGTTGTCGATGAACTGCGTCAGCGTGGCTATCAAGGAATCGAAACCTACGAAGATGTTTCAAAAGCAGAGGCCGCTATCACGAAAGAGGCTGACCGACTCAAAGAGATATCTAGTTTTAGTTTAGGAAACGCCACTAACTTTGGTTATACCGAAGAAGACATTCAACTGATTATCAAGAAGATGGCTGGCGATGGATACGTCGATGAAAATTTCAACGTAGACTACAAAAAAATTCGTGGGCTTGGAGAGACGCTGACATCAGATGCACCAGACTTTGGTGACCTCTTGAGTCCTTGGTCGAGAGACGGCGCTGCTCTTATCTACGCAATGGCGAATAGTCCCGAGATTAAACAAAAAGTAGAAGAAATGCTTCGCACTAAGAAGAAAGCCAAAGAGCAACTCGAAGCGCACCGCGAGGTACTTAAGAAGTTCTTCAAAGACAGTAAAATTGCCCACGACAAGGCAACAGTTGACACTCTGAAAGAACTCGGAGTCGAGTTTGACAATGTGTCAATGTCTGCTCTTGGAATTCGCTCTTCATACGGTGGGTCTTCTATTACTGAGAGAGGCGAAATGGGCAAAGCAATCCAGGAAGCCTTTAACCGAGTTCCTCGAGCAATTCTTCTTCAGTTGGCAGAGATTATGCAGAACAATAAGATGCAACTAGTGGTCGCTCCGACTAAGGGCCGAGGGAACATGAGAAAGTACTCTGGACACTACAAGATTGCCGTCTCTAGAGAGCACGGTCGCTCACAGGGAGGCATACAGTTCCAGAGTGCCTACGAAAATCCGTACACTGACGTATTCCTTCACGAGTTGTGGCATGTCATCCAAGAAGTTAGCCCCAACGTGGCGCAACTTGAGCACGCTTGGCTCTACGACCGCCTTGTCTCAACGGACAAGGACGGAAGCGATGTTTTGCCTCAACTTGCAAGTGCGACTGGTAGCACCCGTGTCGGTAAGGAAAAAGGATTTAACACAGTAAACGGTTTTGTGTCTAACTACCTGCTCAAGCAGTACGGCGAAAGAGGTCTGTTTTCTGACGCAGAGAACTTCTTCTCGCCAAACAACAAGTACTCCGAAGTTGCCACGATGGTTATGCAGGATATCTTTGGACACAATGGGCAATCATCTGTTGGAGACGGAATGGTTGTGTACGCCAGCAAGTATAACGGAAGAGCCTTTGCTGCTAATTCCTCGGCGCTTTTCCAAAATGAGTCAACTGGTAAGTGGTACACCGATAAGGAAATGACTGACGAAATCAAGAACGCTAAAACCTATGGTCGTCCCGTAGAGCAGTTCGACGAGCAGGTCAAGCACTTCGGTATGGGACTTCTCCTTCTTCTCTCTGATTGGAGCCCGACTCAAGGTCTTGGTTCAAAGTCAGAGAACAAGAAGTACATGGCAGAGGACCTGTTCTTTGACATGGCAACTGGCAAGTGGTACACGGACTCGTCCATGACCACTGAGATTCCCAGTGCAGACGTAATCGGATAAGCAGATGGAGTGTAACCTATAATCATGGACATTGAAAACGAAGACCTAGAAAAAGAATATACCGAGCCAGTAGATATTACTGTCGACGGTAATACTTTTACATGGGACCCCAAAGCCGAATCGCTTATCCCCAAGGAGGGCGAGACAGTTCAGGATACTATTGATGCGCTCGATAAGTTCATCTACTACGCTGCTCCTGACCGAACTACTATCAGTGCGGCCCCTGAAGGTCCCTTCCTTCCCGCAACAACTCAAGATATCTACACCTTGGTGTGGGCTATCTCAGTTTTGTTCGAGGACTCTGACGTTGTCTACAACGGAGAAGTTCCCACTCTTGAGCAGATGGGACTTGGGGAAGAACCCGATTTGGTCGATGACGGCGATGAAATAGTACGGTAGAATAAAAGAGTACTTGTAGCGAATGGAGAACACGGTGGCTCAGCGCCCTGAAGGACGCCTCGTCTATCCAAGCATCGGAATGCTTGGTAAGTCTGACGACGGAAAAGCAACTCCGATTCTTTACGCATATGTTCCGTCGGGTACTTCTGACATTGCTGTCGCTATTCCTGACGGAGAAGACCTCGTATTCGAGAGTCCTACTTTCGCAGAGCGTAGTATCATAGAAAAGATGTCATTCTCAACTTCTGAGGGTGACTACACTATTCGTCCTGTCTTCGAAGAAGATGGGATTGCTTTATCACAATACGGTATCTCGTTGCCTGTTCAGGCCGTCAAGGCTCTGATTAGTCCAGAGAACCACCTCACCAAGGAAGAAAGAGAACAGTCAATGGCTAACTATTTCAAAGACGGCGGAGAGCAGTTCTACGCCCTCACGAATGATGACGACAATGTCGTCGGACTCATGTATATGAATGAGTTTGGCAACTACAAGCGCGTCGGTGGTGTTTGGCTTGCTATTTCTCCAGGTGACTCCTCTTTTGACTTGACTACACCACACATGGTGAACCCTGAAACCGCAGAGGAACTGGTCAACATGTTTGACCAGAAGAACCTCACGGCTGAGGAAATTTCCGACTACGTAACCCCCGTAGAGTAGGTCATCGTGGAATACGTAGGAAGCAACGGAAGCCTTCTTTTCTTCGCTGATGAGCGCAATGGTGCCATCATTGACCCTGCTCTGAACATGGTCCTCAAGACTGGGCGCACTGATGTGTTGTCTTCAGAACAATCTTGGAGCATTTCTGAGCACGACATTCCAGTTCCCGATTCGGCGGTAGAACTTGCTGAAGCGTCTCTCTCTATGTTGGATATTGGTGTTATAGCGTCATCAGGTCGCAAGTACACTATCCCGTCTGGCGTCCAGTCTGAAGCCAAGAAGGCTCTTGAATGGCGCAAGAAGAATAACCGTGGTGGGACGCCTGTTGGCCTCAACTCTGCTCGCACTCTTGCTAAGGGTGGACAGATTGGCCTCGAGAAGGTTCGTCACATTGCTAAGTATTTCCCTCGTCACGAAGTTGACAAGAAGGGTAAGGGCTGGAGCCCGAAGGAAGACGGCTTCCCCTCGAACGGACGTATCGCATGGGCTCTGTGGGGTGGCGACGCTGGTCAGCGTTGGGCGTCCGCAATTGTCGAGTCTGAAAATAAGAAGGCGATTACTGCTGACGGCTACACACTTCCCACATACGAGGCTGTCCCTGACGCACAGGCGTACAACGACCAGTATGTTGGCGACATCAACGACTTCGGTCGTGACGATGTGTACGCCCCTGACTTTATTGCTCGTGTCCGTCTTGACGGCTCGGGAATCGACCGTCTCTACAAGATTGACGATGACGGAAACGTCTACGTGTGGGACAACGGCTCGTGGGATGACCTCGGTAGCATGCACGCAGATATTTGGGCTCGTGACACTGACCTTGACGGGGCAGACGACTATGTCGAGAAGACTCACGTCACAATTGACCCAGAATCTGCAATCACCATTGCTGCTCTTTTCCAAGAGGACCCGTTCCGCACTGTTTCCGTCGAAGACCTTGACGATGGCGAAGAAGAAGCCCGTATGGCGATGGACGCTCTTCCCGAGATTGACTGGAACATTGTCAACCTTGCGATGACTGCTGCTGGTGACACCACTAAGGCTAATGCCGAGTACACTCCCGAAGAACGCGCCAAGGCTGCTCAAAGTCAGGTTCGTAACGCTTCGGGGCAGTTTGCAAAGACTGGTGACCGCGTTGCCGTGGGCGGAGATAACTCCAAGCAGGGAAACATCACCAGCACAGACCGTGCCACTGGAACTGTCAATGTCAAACTTGACGACGGAAGCACTGTTCGAGTTGCTGGACAACAGGTGCGCGAACCACGACAGGACGTCTACCCAACTACTCCCACTCCTCTTCCCGACACGTACAACCCGCTTGACCTTTCTGGAATTGTTGGCGAGCCTCGTACCCCGATGGGGCGACCGATTGCTCAACTGCCAGGGACTCTTCCTGCACTTACTCCTGCTGACTTGCATAACATGCTCGCTGATTGGCCTTCGTGGGTTTCTTCTCAGCGTGCACAGTTCAGGGACTATGCTCCAACTGCTCCAGTAGATTCTCGTACTCCGTCAAGTTCTACTGACGTCGGCCCTGCTGGTCGGAAGTTGGAGAAGGCTGCTGGACAGAAACTTTCTGTTGACGCCTATAAGCACCCACTTCTTAAGAACTGGCTGAAGAAGCAGGACAGGGCTTCTGGCGGAAATGGTTCAATCTGGTACAACCCGATTACTTCTGCTGGTGACCAAGCCGTAGAACTCACTCCCGAAACCACGGATGTTCAGCCTATCTATATGGCTATTGTCTCTCCTGATGACCCCCGTGCTGTTATGCAGTTGTCGGTTCTTATTCCTGAGAATTCGAAGTCGACTGCTCCAATGGTGTGGACTCGTCAGCAGGGAGCGTGGGTTAAGGATGTGCAGACTCTTTCTGACCTCAACTCGGCTACACCTCCCCCCGTTGTTCCGCTTGACGAGACCGTCCTCAACGACGTTCTCAAGCAGGTTGACATGTCGCAGGAGACTGGCGAGAGTGCAAAGGAAGAAGTACCTGTTACCGCATCTGGTTACAGCCTCGACTTTGCTGTTGCAGTTCTTCTTGGTGAGAAGTATGACTTCTCGGCTCTGGTAGCAGCGGGCGGTCTTGACCGTAACAAGGGCAATGCTGAAGAACTTCGCAAGTACTGGACTGTCGGCAAGGGTGGTCTTAAGATTCGCTGGGGAACTCCTGGTGACTGGACTCGCTGTGTCCGCAACCTCAAGAAATATCTCGGTGCTCGCTCAAAGGGTTACTGTGCTCTCCGTCACAAGGAAATGAACGGCATGTGGCCCGGAGACAAGCGTAACCGCGAACTTTCGTACCAAGAGGTCGACGGTCGTATGTTCAGTGCTGATGTTCTCCGTGATTCGGATGAAATCAACACTCTGATGGTTCTCAGCGCTCGTCGTCAGGATGCCATCGACAAGGTGAACTTTATTGCTGGTCGGACCAACACTGACCTTGGGTACAGCCCTGAGACCGACCTCCTCCTCGAGGACATGCCTTTGACTGCAGCAGTCGACGGGGAAACATGTCCTCCTGCCACGCAGAACATTGAACTCAACCTCAAGAACCGTCAGAACGCTATTGATAACGTCGGTTACGGCCCCCTCAACCCGATGGAGCCGAATGATGACTTCTGGCAGGAAAAAGCAGACAAGTGGAAGACTTCTTCGGAAGAAGCAAAAAAGAGCGTCTGCGGTAACTGCGTCTTCTTTATTCGCACTCCGCAAATGCTGGACTGCATCTCCACGGGTATTGAGCAGGGCGGGTCTCAGGAGATTGATGCAGACGCTGCAATCTCTCAGGCAGAACTCGGCTATTGCGAAGCACTCGACTTCAAGTGCGCCGCCTCACGTACCTGCAACGCATGGGCTGTTGGTGGACCTATTACAGCAGGTGCAACTTATCAGGTTGGCGATGACGTAAATGTCGGTGTCGATGAGTTCTTTGCTAAGCCTGCTTATGACCTCCCAGAAAGTGTCAAAGACTACGCCGACGAGGCCGAGGAAGACTACGAAGACGAGATTGCGTTGTCTGACCTTGTTCCTACTCAGAGCACGGTTAACATGAGGCGAGTAGAAGAAGTTCTCAACTCAGACAAGCCAATCAAGGTTTGGATTGACGAAGACGGAGAGCCTGAGATTATCGATGGACACCACCGCTCAGTTGCGCGTCGCATAGGTGGGGAAATGACCATCAAGGCCAAGGTCTATAAGAGCATGGGAGTTACTGCTACTGCAGGCTCAAAGCCAGCCCCCAAGAAGGACCGCATCAAGGGTTCCGACAAGAACAAAAAGGGCTCTGCTGGCACTGGTAAGGGTGTAACTTTCACCGACGCCATCGAGAAGTCGCTCAGCAAGAAGGTCACGGAGCACAACAAGAAGGCTGACACTGGACGTAAGACCAGCATCACCACTCTTAAGGCAGTTTATCGCCGTGGTGCTGGAGCATTCTCGACCAGCCACCGCCCCGACCAGAACCGCAACTCGTGGGCAATGGCCCGTGTCAACGCCTACCTGCACCTTCTCAAGTCTGGTTCGCCCAAGAACAAGAAGTACACGACTGACAACGACCTGCTTCCTGCAAGCCACCCTAAGTCGTCAAAGGGTGAGGCAAGCACGCTTGTTGCTGGCGGTCAAATGAGTGGGGGCGCACGCTTCTACATTCCTCTCGTAATCCCTGAGGGAATGGAGTCTGGAGACGGACGTATGTTCACGAAGGGTGCTATTGAACTTCGCGAACTCCCACTTCCGCTTTTGTGGCAGTACAAGACTGGTGACGGTCACGACGGCTCAGTAGTTGTCGGTCGTATTGACCACATGGAACGCGTAGAGGGCGGTATTGGAAATGCCTTCGGTGTGTTCGACACTGGAGCATATGGGCGCGAAGCAGAACGCCTCGTCCGTAACGGATTCATCAGTGGCGTCTCAGCGGACATGGACCGCTTCGAGGCGGAAGAAGATGAAGACAAAGAAGCCGCTGCTAAAGATAGTGGCAAGAAAAAAATCAAGAAGAGCCGTATCAACATAAATAAGGCACGTGTAATGGCTGTTACAATAGTACCAAAGCCTGCATTCCAAGAGTGCAAAATTTACATGCCAGACAACGGGGACGAATTCGCCCCAGAGGAGCAAATCATGCAAGACGGTATTTACACCGATGAGGTAGACCCACAAGATGCTGCAGCCATCATGGCGTGCGGTCTTGTTGCGAGTGCTATCCCCGTTTCGCCTCCCAAGGACTGGTTCACGGACCCGAAACTTGGCAAGGCAACCCCACTTACTGTTGATGATGAGGGACGTGTCTTTGGGCACATTGCTTCGTGGTCAACTAGTCACATCGGTCTCTCGAACGGTGTAAAGCCCCCGCGTAGCAAGAGCAAGTATGGCTACTTTCACACTGGTGTTTGCCGTACCGCTGAAGGTGCAGATATTCCTGTGGGACAGTTGACGCTTGCTGGTGGACACGCTTCTCTCTATGCAAGTGCTGCTGACGCAGTCAAGCACTACGACGACACCGCGAGCGCCGTTGCTGACGTTCACGCTGGTGAGGACCGATTTGGAATTTGGGTTGCTGGAGCACTTCGCCCCGGAGTTCAGCCTGAGCAAATCCGCACCCTCCGTGCTTCGGCACCGTCTGGTGACTGGCGTCCTATCGGTGGTTCACTTGAACTCGTTGCTGTCTGCCAAGTTAACGTCCCCGGATTCCCCATTGCCCGCGCTATGGTTGCGTCGGGTCAGGTTACCGCATTGGTAGCGGCGGGTGCGGCCACTCTCGCTCGTATGAAGGCTGACCCAATGGCGGACCTCAACTCGCGTATCGCTAAGTTGGAGAAGTTGACTCTTTCGGACAAGATTTCGGAACTGACTGCTCGCGTCAAGGGTGCAGAGTTCAACTATTCATATGTTCAGGAAAGCGAAAGCAACTCTTACTCGCACGGAAACATTGCACTTGCTGACACCCTCAAGGACTTGCTTGCAGATGTCGTCGCTTTTGCACACCGCGCTCAGGGACACCACTGGAATGTCGAGGGTGCAAACTTCCCTGAGTACCACCGTCTCTTTGGAAAGATTTACGAAGATGTTAGCGCGTCTGCGGACCCCATTGCCGAAGGAATTCGGGTTCTTGGTCACGTTGCTCCGTTCGACATCGAAGACTTTGCCAACAACACTGACATTGAAAACCGTCCTCTCAAGGACGCCATGTGCCAGACCATGTCCTACGACCTCAGCATTGGAAACGGCATCATCATCGACAAGATGAAGATGGCTTTTGACGTTGCCAACTCGAGCAACCAGCAGGGTCTTGCCGACCTTATTGCGGGGCGTATTGAAGCCCACCAGAGATGGCAGTGGCAGTTGATGGTTGCTATTGCTCCTCACTACGAAGAGGCTTACTCTGAGGGTCACGAGTACCAAGATGGTCAGGACGCCTACATGGTGTACGAGACCGTATTCGCAGACCTCAACAAGAGTGGTGTTCTCGAAGCAATTGTTGCCAGTGTTGAATCCACTGACGAACTCGTCGAGTCTTTCGACGCTGTCATGCAGTTTGCTGAGTTCTCGCCCGCGCAGCGAAAGAATCTCGCCAAGAAGGGTGAAGCCCTTCCTGATGGTGCGTACCCGATTCGTAACGAGGGTGACCTGAAGAACGCCATCAAGGCATTCGGTCGCGCTAAGGACTCTGAGCGCGGTGAGGTCAAGAAGCACATCATCAAGCGTGCACGCTCCCTCAAGAAGCCAGACCTCATTCCTGAGACATGGATTAAGAAGGCAATGACTGCGTCTGCTGACTTGGACCGAATGCGGGAGAAACTCGCGGAGTTTGATAATCTCGGAGCAGTTTCGGAGACCGACCCAAAAAAAGCATCTAGCGGGATTGCGACCTCGCAACTCCCGCTTGAACTAAGCAACGAGGAGTTTGAGGCTTTCGCTTCGTCCGTCGATGCTGAACTTGAGAAGTTGGTGAAGAAGGTTGTTCCTGTTCCAGGACAGGCTATTGACCGTGCAATTTCTGAAGTTGACCAGCCTACGCCCGCTCCTGCACCGCAAACTCAGGCTCCTCAGAACGAAGCAAAGGCTCCCGCCGAAGGACAAGAGATTGTTGCACCTAGCGGTGAAGTCAACGTCGAGGTAGAGGGCACTCCAATGGGTGAGGACGGGAAGTATGTTCCCGGTAAGACTCAGCCTCGCGACGTTCAGGGTCGATTCCGTCTCGTGCTTGCTCGGTTGAGGCAGGACCTTGGTACTTCTGGTAACCAAGATGTCATTGACAAGATTGCAGAAGCAGAAAATCTTATCGGTAATGTTGGTAACTATGCGGGGGCTGTCAAGTCCGCGTCTGACCTCATCAACACTATCGACAGGCTCGACTCTGGCGCACTCAACGCCAAGTCGGTTGAAAATGTTCGTGCCACAACTACTGAGTTGGGTAGGACGATTGCTAACCTTCCACTTCCGTTTGAGAACCAAGCGACCAAAGTGCGATTTAGCGACCTCCCCGCCACGTTGAAGAGTCTTGCAAAAGACCTCATCACTCGTGTCGAGGACAAGATTGGCAAAGAAGAAGCCGACATTGCAACGAAGGAACTCCGAGGTTTCATGTCAGGAAGTGACGTGTACAACCAAGGGGAAGTTTCGTCTCAATTCAACCGACTTCTGCGATTGTTGACCTAAAAGTAGTGTAATATAGACTCTGGGTGGAGTGCCTTGCATAATCTATTTGTGCCAGTCCCTTTACCTCAGACTATCCATAAGGTATTGGTATTCAATACCCCAACTGGCCTAGAGGAGGTACAGTGGACAGCATCAAATCACAGTTAGACCAACTGGCAGAACTCGGTGATGAAGCAATCACCGAACTGGCAGACAACATGGTCGCTGAGTTCGACAGGTATGCATCGGAAGAGCAGACTTCGGACAATGTTGCTGCCATGACTGAACTCGCAGACATGCTCGACACGGTTCGTGGCGAAATGACACGTCGTGAGACGATGGCAGTAGAACTCACCCAGCAAGCAGCCGAGGCTGCAATGCGCGTCAAGGGTGAAGACATGCCTAGCGAAGAAGTTGTGCCAGCAGAGGAAGCCGAGGATGCCGAAAAGGCTCCGATGGCTGACGAAGCAAAGGAAGACGAGATGACCAAGTATTCGGTCGACGAGACTTCCATTGAGGCAGAGGACGAGTCCGAGGCATCGGTTGACGAAGAGGCAGTAGCCGAAGCGTCGGTCGAAGTTGACGAACTCGCCGAAGCATCAAACTCTGGTGACCCCGAAGATGGAGAAGCAGAAGTAGAGGCAGCGGATGACGCTGTTGTCGCTTCAGCAGACCCTGAAGACGGAGAAGCCGAAGACGCTCCTGCAGAAGCAGAAGCATCAATTCAAGAAACCCCCCAAGAAATTGCGTCCGAAGAGGCGCAGGAAGAGGCAACAGTGACCGCCGCAGCAGAAGGTGCCTTCGAGGCTCCCGCTGACCGTCGTCCCGTCGCCGAGGAAGTTGCGTTCGCATCCGTGGCAATCACGGCTGGCGCTGACATCCCCGGTTACACGGCTGGCAGCACCATCAAAGACCTCCACGGCGTAGCCGAGGCAATGGAGAAGCGTCTCCACACCCTCCGTCGCGTTAATGGAGGAGACGGAGAACAGCACATCGTGGCATCGTTCTCAACGTCTTACCCGGAAGACCGCGTTCTGACCACAGACGCCGAAGCCAACCTCGCCAAGATTCAGAACGTCGTCGGAGCCGAAGCACTCGTTGCATCGGGTGGACACGCTACGCCTTTCCAGGTGAAGTACGACGTCTTTGGTCTCGGTACGAACGTCCGCCCCGTGCGTGACGCTCTCCCCCGTTTCCAGGCAGACCGTGGCGGTATCCGCTTCGTCGTTCCGCCCGTGCTTTCGTCTTACGCGAACGCGGTTGGAATCTGGAGCAACGCGACGGACATCACTCCGTCAAGCGACACCAAGGCGAGCCTCACGGTTTCGGCTGCTACGGAGACCACGGCTAACACTGACGCTGTGACCCTCCAGATGCAGTTCGGTAACCTGTTCACTCGTGCGTACCCGGAACTCCTTGCTCGTCACAACGAACTCGGACTCATCCAGCACGCACGTGAGGCTGAGCAGAACCTCACCTCCGCAATCGGAACCGCTTCGACGGCTGTTACGACCACCAACCTCATCGGTTTTGGTCGCGACTTCCTCGTTCAGTTGCGCCGTGCAGCAGCAGGATACCGTTCGCGTCACCGCATCGCGGCTGACACTCAGTTGAAGGCAATTGTTCCTGCATGGGTTTACGACGCTATGTCGGCTGACCTCATCCTGAACATGCCCGGTGACTCGAACCTCGGAATCTCGAACTCTGAAATCGACGGTTTCGTCGCTCAGGCAAACATCGACCTGATTCCGTCGCTCGACCTCGGTGTTTACGCCTCGCAGGGTGCAGCAGCACTCACTGGGTTCGCAAACTCGTTCACGTGGTACCTGTTCGCCGAAGGAACCTTCTTGTTCCTCGACGGTGGAACGCTGGACCTCGGTATCATCCGCGACTCGACCCTCGTCGGAACCAACGACTACAAGATGTTCGTTGAAACCTTCGAAGGCGTCGCAAAGGTTGGTGTCGAGTCTCTCGCCATCACCTCGACCATCAGCGTCAACGGTGCGGCAGCAGCCCTCCGCGACACCACTGGTGGAACCGCAGCAGCAACCATCGAACTCTAATAGTTCGATAACCCTCGTCAGCGGGGGTGGCCTCTTCGGAGGTCACCCCTGCTACAGGACAAAACCTAAACTTTAAGGATTCATCACATGGCTTTCCCAAATAATGGCGTTGTAGAGGCACCCGCTATCGTGCCCTCCGCTTTTGGTTTGCTTGCTGTCGTCAAGCCCGAAAACTCGGCTGACGAAGACCGCTGGATTAGAGGATTTTCTCAGGAATATGAAACAACTGTTGACACCCTCACTAACTGGGACGACACAGACACCAATAGTTATGTTCTTGTAAACAATGCCACTGTCAACTATTACGACGAAATCAAGCCGTTCTTCATCGAAATCGACGAAGTTCGCTCTGGACTTGGATTTTTAGGACTTGACCGAATTGCTCGTCTCAAGCGTCAATTAGAGGGCGTTACTCAAAAAGCAATGGAGCGCGAGTTGTGGAACGGCGATGTTCGTATCGCTCAGTCTGAGGACAACAAAGCACTTATCGGCTCCACTGCTTCGGTTCTCAACTCAGGTACAGCGCTTTCGCCAAAGCGGGCACTGGCACTTCTAGAGCACACGATTGCAACTACTTCACACGGTGGAGAGCAGGGAATCATCCACATGACGCGCGACGTCATGGCACTCTTGTCGAGCAACTCAAACATGCTGTTCCACAACAAAGACAAGGACCACCTCCAGACAATGGGCGGAACTCCTGTCATTGTTGGTAGTGGATACTCGGGAGATGGACCGCGCATTGCCACCTCCACGGCTGCTATCACAGGTGGCAACACCCTCACAATCAACACCGCGAGTGCTCACGGACTTGTCAACGGTGATGTAGTGAAGTTTAGTGTTACTGGGGCAAACATTTCTGAGGATGACCTTGTCGGAACTTCTGTTGTAACCAGAATCGACGCCGACACGGTAACCATCACAATTTCGGGTCTCACTAACGCTTCGTCAGAGTCGGTCACTGGATTTATCCAGATGATGGGCGATGACGACAGCAAATGGATGTACGCCACTGGCACTGTCAAGACTTATCTTGGTGATGTTGATGTCGTCAACGATAACTTGTCACAGGCTTATGACGTGGCAGGTAACCAGAATGACATGAGACTAAAGGCAATCCGCCCCGCAGCGGTTTACTTTGACACCTCAATACACCTCGCTGTCCGGGTAGACCTGACGGCATAACCACAACAACTAAGGAGATAGTCTAAATGGCTACTGCAACTCAGGAATATGCAGCCAGCATTCAGGGTGTGTCAATTCGCGTTACCCGCCTTGACTCGACTGGTGCACTGCTGAACAACCCTGGTGACTCGTATGTCACCTCGGCATTCATGCGTCTCTCGTTTACCCCCGAATATGAAGAGGGCGACGAGATGACGGAAAAGAGCGCTAATGGAGCCATCTGTGTTTCTTACAAGGCCCCTGACACACTCAAGCGAATCACGATGGAACTCGCCATCTGTGAGCCCGACCCCGAACTCACCAACCTTCTCTCGGGTGGTCTCTTGCTCCGCAAGAACTACGGTTCGTCGCTTGCCAACTCGGCTGCTTCGACCCTCTCGATTGGTTGGGCTTCGCCCGGCGTTGGAGACGACCCTGCTGGTAACGGTGTTGCCATTGAGGCTTGGTCGTTCGCCATCAAGGGTGGCAAGAAGGACGAGGACAACCCCTACTTCCACTGGGTCTTCCCGTACGTCAAGATGCGTCAGTCGGGTGACCGTGTTATCGAAAACGGCATGCTCGCCAACACCTTCGAAGGCTACGGACTCGGAAACTCGTTGTTCGGAGACGGACTCGACGGACGCTGGGAATTCCCTGTTGCTTCAGAGCGCCCCTATTCGTACGCTCGTTCGGACTGGGCACCTACTGGAGTCAAGGGCTTCTACCAGTGGTACGATGCTTCGACGAAAACTGTCTCTAACGAGGCTGCAACCGCGATTTTGGGTACGCTCACCTCTGCTGCACACGGATTCAAGGTTGGACAGGTTGTTACCGTTTCTGGTTGCAACGCTGCCCTCAATGGTGTTCAGACCATCACTCAGGTAACCACCGACACCTTCAGTTTCGCTCGTTCGGGAAGCATAATCTCCTCGAACGCGCCTGCTTCTGGTCTGGCTGCCGCTGCACGTCAGTACGTCGAGGTCGCAACGCTCGCATTGCCTGACGCGGACGATGTCAACCTCAACGATGACTTCAACGTACCCGGTAACCTCGAGTACAACGCTGACAACCCCATCGATTACATCATCAACTCCGTGGAAGACCCGACCTCCTAATCGGACCTCCAAGGTGGTGCGTCTGTGGGACTTCTCATGGGCGCACCACCGTTCACTTTATAGACAGGATGTAGCATGACCGCATTATGGGTTCAGCCAAGTGAACTTGGCGACATGTCTAACTCTGAGTATGCCGAAGAGGCATGCCGAGTTGCGTCGTACCTGTTGTGGGCAATGTCTGGTCGTAAGTACTTTGGTACTGGGACGACTACTGAACGCTACATCCGAAACACTATTGGAACTCTTCCAGGCCTTTCGACTAAGACCAACATTGCCACGCTGTACAAGGGCGAGGTTCGAAATGTCATGCTTTACGCACAGGAGTGGACGTCGCCTGAGGCGCGTATTCGACTTCGTGCCCGCCCTGTGACGGAAATTCACACTGTTCGTCTCGACAACGGAACCGTTATTTCTCCCAGTGACTATGTCCTTGTTGACAACTCTACGATTCAGTTCTACAACGCAACGCTGTGGAACCCTTACAACGTAGAAATTACATACTCGTACGGAACTCCCCCGCCCGTTGCTGGTCGTATGGCTGCGCGGACGTTGGCTCGTGAGTTCGCGAAACTCTGGGCTGGCGATGAGGATTGTGCTCTGCCCCGACGCGTTACATCAATCTCTCGTCAGGGAGTTTCGTACACCCTCTTGGATTCCCAAGACTTCATTGATGACATCAAAACTGGTGTCTACGAGGTCGATTTGTTCCTCAAGACTGCCAACCCCGCAAAGGCCTCTCAGCGGTCACGAGTCTTCTCTGTAGACGTTCCAAGGGGTCGTCGGTACAATCCGAAGCCCTTAAAATTCGCCACGTCATCGCTCGACCTCGAGATTCCTGCAGGTGGTTCTGACTCTGTCACACTCCCGCTTGCAAGCGTCGGTGGGGCATTTCTGCTCTCTGAAGCGGGTTGGACCCTGAGCGTCACTGTCTATAACTGGAGTGAAACTGTTTCAGCGAATATCCCCTCTTCTCAGGTGGTTCTCAACACTGGTGCTCAGACAATTGGGGTGACTATCAACTACGTAGACGCCTATAACGTCTTGCGTGCAGTAGACCCAGGCGTATGGGACTTGTATGCAGAGAAGAACGGTACACTAGTATCATTGGCTTCTGGAAACCTCCAGATTTCACTTTCATAAGTTAGGAAAAACACATGGCTATGACAAACTTCACCTCTGGTGACATGCCCAACGCAAAACCCGCCACTCCTGTTGCACCCCAAAGGTTTGCACCTGAGAAGGTTGCTCCGCGATTTTTTGAACCCGTAGCCGAGGTCGTTGAGGCCGAGGTTGAGGTAGCAGACGAGGCGTAATAATGTCTTACGTCAAACTCGGAGACTATGACATCGACGAGGGCGCTCTTGACCTGAAGGTTATGTTGGATGCCGTCCTCGCTCGAGTCGTTACTGTGTTTGAATCATACGGTGTGCCACTCCCGAAGCGTCAATACTGGATGATTGGACAGCCTGCAATTGACTGTGAGCAACTTGTTGTTTCTTTTCTTCAGATGTACTTGGGCTCCCCTGGGGACCAAGCAACTGAGCCACGTCGATGCAACAACCCACGTAGTGCGACCCTAAGCATCTCTATTTCACGAGAGGTCCCCACAGTTGGGGTAAATGGTCGCGCTCCGACAGGAGATTCTATCTCGGCGTCATCTGAAATCGCCGCTGTCGATTCTTGGGTTCTGATGCAGTCCATCAACGACCTCGATGTCTGGGACGAGACAGGTTACGGGCTTGGCGTCATTGCCACTCTCGCTGCTGAGGGCCCTGAGGGCGGATTCCAAACATCAACTCTTGAAATAACAATGGCGGTCCCCTAATGTTTAGCGTGTCGCTCAACATAAATACCAGCGCTATAGCAAGAAATGTTGAGGTAGAACTTAACAAGCCAAATGGTGGTCTGTGGAGACACATAGAAAGTAAAAGAATCCCAGCGCTTACTGGTGCTAGGCGGATGGTTGGTGTCCGCACGGGTAGACTACAAAAAAGTATTTCTTGGTATCACTTGAGAAATGCTACTGGTCAGTACGCTGGTCTAAAAGCCAGTGCCCCCCACGCCCTCATGCATCATCAAGGAACTCGGCCCCACATAATTGTGCCAAACGAAGGTAAGGCCCTTCGCTTCCAGCAACGCGGAGTTGTTATTTTTAGAAACTCTGTGATGCACCCAGGAACAAAACCTAACCCGTATCTTAGTGCTCAACTCATCCACTTTAGGGGATAGTTGAATGCTTTATGGGGTAGAATGTATACAAGACGTAAGTCACATTTAACGAATACAACAAGGAGACAAAACAATGGTCGCTCGATTTAAAGATTTTGGCAAGGGAACTGGACTCAACAGCGATGAGCCGATTGCGTTCCGTATTCACGGAGAAGAGTTTCAGTGCCGTCCTCAACTTCAAGGCAAGGCAATGCTCAACATGGCTGTTGACGCATCAAGCGATGACCCTGCTGCTGCTGCAAAGATGATTAACGAGTTCTTTCAGAACGTCCTTGTAAAGGAAAGTTTTGACCGATTCGAAGAACTAACAAATGACCCTGACCGCGTCGTCACAGTCGAGACCCTCAGCGAAATTGTTGGGTGGCTCATGGGAGAGTATTCGTCACGCCCGGAACAGCAGCCAGAGGCCTCTTAACTTGGGCAATTGACCTCTGGCCTTACGTCAACGGTAAAGCCCTCATACACGGACTAAATTTGAAGGAGATGGAGTACAGCGATATGCTAGACGTTATCCACTACATCTTCGAAGAAGACTCTGTTTTCGTGAGCCAAGAGCATCTTCAGACGCGCGAAGGATTCCGAAAAAAGATGTACTCCGACATGTACGGTCGTTCGTACAGGTATTTTCGAGTAGCACAAAGTTCTGGTGCCAGTGGTTCATACTCTGGTGGCATCTCTGGAGCAGACTCACTGGATGAGCCGTTCGAAGACCTAACTCCTGTTGACCCGCTCAAGCCTCCCACAAAGGGCTACGTTCCCCCGACCGACTTCGACCCAAGCAGTCCTAAACCCTTTGGCGGGGTTCTTGACGCACCCCTAGGATAGAAGGGTAGTTGTCGTGGCTGTTGTAGGCGAAGCCAGCATTATAGTACGTGCTATAACAAATAAAGTGCGTAAGGATATTAGCGACGGATTCGGCGGACTTGATGCTATCGGGAGCCGGGCTGGTAAGAATCTGGGAGAGAGGTTCTCTCAGGGATTCAACAAGTCTGGTGCCAACAACTCTGTCGGTAAATTGGCTGACGGTCTTAGAAAAATGTATCCTGAAGCGGAACGTGCTCGGGAGACGTGGCAGAAACTGACCAAGACAGGTTTTGTTTTGGGTCCAATGATTTCTGGTCTAGTGGGGGCAATCTCTGCCTTCATCGGGTCTCTGGTGTCTATTGTGGGCGCTGCTGGTGCTGCTGGTTCGTCTCTGATTGTTCTTGGTAACGTACTGAGTGCAATGGGACTGGCAATGCTGTCTGCCAAGATTGCCCTAGGTGGGGTAATGCAGGCCCTTGGCGCAATGGGCAAGGGTGGTGGTGGCGCTGCCAAGGCAACTGACGCAATCCGCCGAGCACAGGAACGTCTTGCGCAGGTCATCGAGCAAAACAATGAATCAATTATCAATGCTAACAACCGAATTACCGACGCACAACTCAATCTAAATGACGCACTCGAGGCTGGTCGAGAAGAACTCCAGCAACTAGGTTTTGAAGCCGAGCGTGCAGCCCTCGCTGAGCGTGGCGCAGCGCTTGACCTTGAACGGGCTAGAGAAGAACTCGCCCGCGTGCAGGACCTCCCGCCAAACTCGCGTATCCGCCGTGAGGCAGAACTTGCGTTCGCCCAAGCAGAACTGCAGTATCGTCAGGCGCTAGATGCCAACGCAGACATTGCTGCCGAGCAAGAGCGGTACGTAGAGAGTGGCGTCGAGGGAACTCAAGATGTCATCGATGCTCGCCGTGAATTGGCTGAAGCAGAAGCAGACCTTGCCCGCACAGTCCGTGATGGGCTCCGCGCACAACTCGAGGCAGAGCGAGCACTTGCTGAGGCTCGCAAGAGCGCTACAGCAGGGGGCGGGGCTGACCCATTTGAGGGTCTCACTAAGTCTCAAAAAGAGTTTGTTAAAGAAGTCTTCAAACTTAAGCCACTATTTGAGGCAGTACAAGAGCAGGTGGCTGCTGCATTCTTGCCCCTACTGAGCGGTGCCATTAATACTTTTGCTACAAAGGTCTTGCCAACTATTGGAGACGGTCTGGCAAAAATTGGCGGTGCCTTGGGAGTTGCTGCAGTGCGAGTTGCTGATTTCTTGGCGTCTGCTGAAGGAATAGAACTTATTAGTATATTCTTTGAAAACTCAGCAAGACTTCTTGGGCCATTGGCTGAAGCATTTGGTCTTTTGACGCAAATTTTTATCCGCCTAATGAACGCGGCTGCTCCTGTTGCGGAGCGATTTGTCAACTGGATTGTGGAGGGTTTTGAGAACTTCAACAACTATCTCAAAGACCTAGACAAGGATGGAAGTCTCGCTCAGTTTTTCCAAACTGCTGGAGACGCTGCTGCCGAATTTGGTGCGTACTTTGGTGAAGTATTCCGACTAATTGGTCAGATTATTGGAGCCAACCTTGGGGACGGTTCTCCGGGCCGAGAGATGGTTGTCTGGCTCACGGACGGCCTCCGTGCAGCCAATGATTTGCGTGACGGGGTCAACGGTTCTGGCCTCAAAGACTACTTTGCAGCGGTCAATGAGAACGTCAAGCCGATGCTAGAGTTTTTTGGGCAAATGGGTCGAATTCTTATTGATATGGGTGCTAACCCCGCTGTCGGTGAGATGTTTGAAATTCTCAAGCAAGCAGAGCCGTCTATCCGTAAAATTGCTATGGCACTACTTGACGCTGCCCCCTCCCTTGCGGAGTTGACTGTACAGATTCTCAGAATCTTCGCAGCGTTTGTGGACACAGAGCAGATTGACGCGTTCCTCGGAACTCTCACGAGTGTCGCAACTACAGTGGCTAATCTTGTTGAGAAGGCGTGGTTCCAAACACTTCTTGCTCAGATTGGTCCGCTACTTGGTACATTCCTTGCGCTTCAGTCTGTAGCCAATGGGGTAAAGTTTGCGTTTAATGTTCTTGTCGGTGCACTCATCGGACTAATAACCGTAGTCGCGGCTGCGGTTGGTATTTTCCAGTTGTTCTCTAAGGTGCTCATTGGTCCGTTATACAATGCAATCGGTAGAACAGGAATGATTCTTTTGGGCTTGATTGCACAAATGTTTACGGTTGGGCCAGCCGCTGCTCTAGCATCGGCGGGGACCATCTTGCTTGGTGCATCTATAAGACTACTTGGATTGGCACTAAAGGCTGCAGGAATTGGCGCTATCATCACACTAGTGGCGGCGCTTGTTGTTGGATTCATGGAACTTGCGAGTTCCAATGAAGAATTCAAGAAAATTTTTACAGATACATTTGACAAAATCAAGTCTGTATTCGCTGGACTGGCACCAGTATTTAGTCAACTCTCAGCCCTGTTTGGGAGGGTAGTGGACGCAGTAATGCCACTGATTATGAACCTTGCCAAACTTCTTATTCCTCTGCTTGGTAAACTGATGGAATTTATGGCTGGAAGTGCGGGCACGATATTGAACCTGCTGATGCCAGCAATTGAGTTGTTAGTCAATGTCTTGGTATTCCTTATTGATGCCATCTCATTTGTTGTGGACTGGTTTGGTGAGTTGCTTGGCTTGGGCGATGGTGTTCTTGAGTGGGGTACTCGGGTAGAGACGGGCACATCTACGGCATCTTCTGGTTTGGATGGCGTAAGTTCTTCGGCAGATACAACTACAGCAAGTATGTATGGTACGGCTGACTCTATGGACGCTGTCGGCTCCTCCGCTGAGGGTGTCTCACCAAAAGTTGTGACACTCAGAGACCACCTGACGACCCTCAATGAGACAGTTGTAACCTCTATTGAGGGCGACATTGCCTTCCGAGATTCGCAACGTCAACTGTCAGATGCGCTCAGCCAGAACGGTACAGAACTCCTCGGGAACTCTGAAGCAGCAGACGCGAATAAAACTGCTATTATCGCCGCAGCGCAGGCTGTCAAAGATAAGATGAAACAAGACATTGAATCTGGCGTCCCAATAGAACAAGCAACTGCACGCTACATGGAAAACTATGAGGCACTCAAGCAAACGGCAATTAATGCTGGTCTCTCTGCAGATGAAGTTAACGCCTTTGTCAAACAACTTGGCTTTGTTCCGATATTGACAGTGGCTGAACTTAAATTGAAAACTGACACTGCACAGAAGAACTTAAACGATTTTATTCGTAAGGTCGGAGGAACTGTTGCAATGGTTGGAGGTGTGGGTGGCAATATGATTCGGGCGTTTGGTGGTTTTGACGACCACGTCAAGGGAACCGCATTTGCTTCTGGCGGTATCGCTGAGGGAGTGTACCGCTCAATGGCACGTCCAATGTACAAGTTTGCCGAACCTGAAACTGGTTGGGAAGCCTTTGTTTCTGGGCGTAAGGGCTCGGAAGAGCGCAATCGTGGTATAGTAAGAGAAGCGGCGAGTCGCCTTGGCATGAACATGGGCGGTGTCAGTATCACTGTCAACCCGTCGCCTGGAATGGACGAGCGTGCACTTGCTGGTGCGGTGTCGCAAGAAATTACAAAGTTGATGCGTAAGGGTTCGATGTACTAATGGCTAGAACAAACCTAATTCCTAATCCCTCCGCCTTTGGGAGTAGCACTGTTGGGTGGACTGCTCTTGGTGGGGCAACCTTATCGGTTGAAGAGACTTCTGCGTATTTTGGTAGCACCTCATTCAAAATTACCAACGTATCTGGGTCTGCTGGTGCTGGCATACGAAGTTCTTCCCCATTGTCTGTGTCTCCCAATCAACGCTATTCGATTTCGGTTTATGCATATATTCCTGCATTCCAGCCATCCGAGACTCAGGACACCTCTCTCCGTTTGTATGTGGAGTGGTATACCGATGGAGACGTTCTCATCTCAACGAATATGTCGGATGTTGTCAATGTCCTCATCAGTAGCGATTGGGAAGAGAAACGACTAGCACTAGTTGCTGTCGCACCTAGTACTGCCACAAAAGCATATCTTTCTGTAAAACAGGAGATAATCGGGCTCGCTCAACAAGTGTTCCTACTTGATGGGTGGCTGTTGGAGGCAGATGATTTTGTTGGCGAGTTCTTCAATAACTTTACTCAAGGCCGAGAAACTGCACTAGTCAACACAGCACTCAGGCCAGTGCCAGTCCCAAACATTACGGGTATGCAACTTAATGCTGATATTGCTATTGCTGACTTGGTCCTCAACACTATTGACGAAAATGGGACTGTTTGGGTGTGCACCGAGATTGATGGCTGGTGGACAACAGCATCCCCTGAGGTCCCCGACATTACCCGTGGTACCGAGGACGGTTCGTACGATATTTCTGGTCGATTCTCTGCCCGTCAAATTACTCTTTCTGGTGTCTTTGTTCCACAAGACCCGTCCTTTATCCCTCAGTCTCGCGATAAACTAATTCAGGCCATCAATCTTGTACGAAAGTCTGCGTGGCTCAGAACGAATGAGAAGCCGACTCGGGCCTCTAAGGTGTGGCTTGTTGGTCAACCTCAAATTCAGACCGTCAATGCTCGTGGACGAACCGAGTTCTCCATTCCGTTGCGTGCCCCTGACCCTGTCAAATACTACTGGAACGATGAAAGTCAAGACGGAACCAGTTCTCTTATATCTGGTGCTAACGACTCTGTCAGTCTGGAAAATGAAGGGAACACTCGTGTCACTGGCTATGTAGAATTGACTGGCCCGCTGGGCGCTGGCTCTACTGTCAGTTCGACTAGTAAGTTCGCTGAAGAACTTGTCACAACAGCATTTAGCCTACGCGGAGCAGGAACTGTCTGCGACATTACCGAAGTGTCACGCTCAGACAATGTTGTGACGGCAGTTACTGACTACATCTCTGGTGCAGAAGTTGGAGATGTCCTTGAAGTGTCAAACATTCCCTCTCCGCAATTTGCGCCTGCTGATGGTGTTATTACCGTAACGTCTGTTTCTAACGAATCCCCCTACGCATTTACTTATGACTATGTTGGCGCAGATTCTAGTGCTGTGACCCTGAGTGGTGCTACTGCGGGCTTGCAAACTGCTGACGTACTCAGTATTGACACCTACAATCACACCGTTGTCTTTAACGACGATTCCACTGGTCATCGTTCAAAACTTGAGCCTCTTATTGATTGGTTCAAGTTTGAGCAGGGATACAACGACGTTGACTTCCGTGAAAACATTGTGCCTTACAAGGTGCGTAAAAAGTCTTATGAGACGCTTGAATTTTCAATCATTAAATCTGTCCGCTCTGGCTCAACGGTCACGATGACCACATCCGTCAACCACAACTTTATTGTGGACTATCCAGTTATTGTCAAGGGGACAACGTCTAACACATTCGATGGTTCGTGGACAATTACTGCAGTTACAGCAAATACATTCTCGTTTACTCACACTTCTAGTGGCACTGCGAGCGTGGACCCAGACACGGGGCTTGCCACCGTCTCTCTCGCCACCCTCGTCTTTGACCGAGCCCACCAACTTGGAGTCGGCGAGTCAGTCACGGTGGCGCTTCCCGAGTCGAAAGACATTGCCATTAAATCATTGACGAGCAATGTGGCAACTCTTACCACCGAAGAGCCTCATGGATACGCGGTTGGCGACAAGATTACTGTACAAGTTACTACTGAGGCTTCAGTTTCGAATAAAAAAGTTGTGCTTGACAGTCCGAGCGGTGGCATAGACACGATAACTATTACTACTGCTGGTGCTCACGGGATTGCAACCAGCGACACGGTCCAAGTTGCCTTACCTCTTACCGCAACAATCACGGGTAAGTCGGCGACTCCGACTTCCGTTACGCTGACAACCGCTCAGGCTCACGGGTTCTCTGTTGGTGACAGCATCTCAATCGTCATGCCTATTAGCAACTTTGTTGTGAAGAAAAAAGCGGTCAGCAATGTTGTGACACTTCACACGCAGACTCCACATAACTTTTCTGTCGGAGACGTAATTGATGTTGCACTTCCAACCTCGTCATCGTTCACAAGCAAGACTCTCACTCCTACTACGGTGACTCTGGACACTTCGTCCGCCCACGGTTTCTCCGCTAAAGATTCTGTGACACTGACGCTTCCTGTCTCAAAAACTATTTCTAACTATAAGTTTGGTGGCTCAACTGTGTCAGGGGAGTATTACACGGTAACTATTACGTCTAATGCTCACGGATTTGATGTTGGTGACAAAATTACGGTGGCTGCCGTGACTAATACGGGAAGTAACGGGACTTTCTTCATTAATACTGTCACCGCCAACACATTCACATATCTGTATTACGGAAGCAACACTGCTGTCGGTTCTATGGGGGACACAGGAACTGTCACTAACGTCACTAACCAGACCATTACCGATGCCGACGGCACAGCAACTAAGACGCTGACTGGTACGACATCCACGACCCTGACGTACGCGAGGTAGCCAGATATGACTAATGTAGGCTTTGGTGGGTCAACCTATAACTCGTGGTTTGACTACACCAATCAAATTCTTTCTTCAAACGTCAGTGTGCCTGCCCGCCGTGTTGCTGCTAATGGAAAAGGTCCGCAACTTATCACGCGCGTTAATATCAATGTTGCAGGATACACAACAACTGTCACCCTAAAACTTTACGCTGGCGGAAAAAAGACTGGCACGATTAGTCGTAGTGCTGACTCCACCCCAGGTGCCACGGGATATGCTGACCTCACATCTGCCCTGTATATTTCTAATGGCTCAACTGTGGCGTTTGGTACGTCTGACAACAGTGACGGTTTGTACTTTAGTCGAAATGGTTCTGGTACAACTACTATTTCTAATGGTGCTGGCTCATGGGCTGGAACTATTGGTGGTGCCTACACCTACATAGAGTCCCCCACTGCCCCCCGTACTCTTACTGCCACCTCCAGTACAACACAGACAGGCAGGGTTGAACTCTCATGGCTGTCCCCGTCTGATGATGGTGGCTCTGCCGTCACCATCTACAACGTATACACACTCTCTGGTTCAACGTACACTCTTCTTGGAAGCACTGCTGGCACCACATACTCTGCTACGGGTCTTACTGCCAACACTTCCTATAATTTTGTTGTTCGTGCTCGCAACCTTGTTACCGATACTGCTGGAACTCAGAGCGTTGACTCGAATACGGCTACTGCAACTGCACCATATATTGCCCCGCCAGTAACTGTTCCCACTGCACCACAAGGATTGACCGCAACTACCAGCACAACGGTTATAGGCGCGGTTGAGTTGAGTTGGACTGTGCCAACTAGCGACGGTGGCTCAGCCATCACTAACTACTACATCTATGTCAACGGTGTGTACCAAGGAGCCCTAGGCGGGACGTCGCTCGCTTCAACTCCCGACTATGTTGTAACGGGGCTTACGGAACTTGCCACATCCTCGTTCACGGTGGCTGCCGTCAATGTCAACGGAACAGGGACAGTGTCTTCAGCAGTGTCAGGTAAGGCATCGGGCAACCCAACTGCACCGACCAACCTCACTGTGACCCCCGATGCCCTTACATCAGGGGTACTCAACTTGGCATGGACTGCCCCTGCAGACTCTGGTGGTACAATCTCTGGTTATCGAATCTACGATGCCAACACGGACACGCTTGTTGTCGACCAAGCGGGAACAGGAACAACTTATTCGCACACTGGGCGAACTGTTGGTACCGAGTACTCATATTATGTCCGCGCATACAACGCGATTGGTATTGCTCAAACACCTGACCAATACGGAGTAGCGTCTGCCTCGGCCGCTGAAACAGCAATAACTGTTAGTGGTGCGCCCAGTGTGGTTGCCAGCACCACCGTTGCTGGGCGTCTTACTGTCACATGGACTGCTAACGCGGGTGCAACTAGTTACACGGTCACAAATAAAAATACTGGCGTAAGTGTGGTGGTTAGCGCTAACATCACCACATTTGTAGCGGACAACCTTACGGCTGGGACTGAATACGGCTTTACCAAGACCCCTAACGGAGGGTCCGAGTCCGATATCGGGTACGGGACCCCGCTCGACACATCCATTCAAACTTTGGCAGCCTCGACGGCAATTACCAATGCAACTAACACTGAACTCTCTACTGCCACTGCAACTATTACTAGTGTGCAGTCTGACAGTTTCACGTATGCAAAGACTGTCACCAACCTTGACGAAACGCAGGTTTCCGCAGAGTCTGGTTCTGCAGTTGTTACTAACAAAACAAATCAAGACCTTGCCGACTCTGATGGAATTATTACTGACACCATCGACTCGGTGACGATAGTTAGTCCGTTTACATTCACCTATCTGCGCTCTGGTACTTTATTAGAGGCTACCCCTTCATCTGGAATTGTGGTGGGCAACCTAACCAACGCCGAACTCAATACGCTTGGTGCCAGTGTCACGGTGCCCGGTGCGTCAACGGATACTTTCACCTACACCACTACCACATACACGGGTGGTGCGTTGGATATCGCATCCGGGGGTACGACTACCAACCTCAGTCAGACTTCGTTCAACGTCACACAGGGCCCTATCACTGCCGTAACCGACTACACGCTAAGTTACGCAAAAGTGGCTACCAGTCAAGAAGCAAGTGCTGCCACTGGTACGATTGTCAACACCACAAATCAGCAGATATTCAACAAGAACATCGGCAACGATGTTGTGCGGGTCGTCCCTGACTACAAAACAATCAAGTACCCAGTAGTTGGTGGGCTCAAGGCGGCGATTAGTGCTACTGAACAAGCAACTACTGTTGTCACGGTGACTACAGTGGCAGACCACTACTTCCAGTCTGGCGACACTGTCACTATCCAAGGAAGCACAAACGGTTCTGGTGTGTTCAACGGACAGTGGACTATCAACCCGCCCGCGTCCGCCACTCTCACTGCTCGCTCTGGGTATACAGTAACTGTCACTACTGGAACTGCTCACGGTCTGACCACAGGTGACTCCTTTGTGCTGGCGGGAAGCACAAACGGTAGTGGCGTTTTGAATGGGACTTGGGTGGTTCTAGCCGGGGGATTGACGACCACCGTGCTTACTTTCACCCACACCGCTACAGGGACTATTACCTCAGCAGCGGACACGTCCGCTACAGTCACTGCCACAAGAAAGTTTAGGTTCACCAGAACTACGGCAACAATTGCTTCTGCTGCTGACACCGCAGCCACCGCAGACGTGGATGTTTCGGTGAAGACCGTGGCAAATCCGACCGACAGTGTGACTCGCGTGACCAGCGACTCTGACACTAAAATGGAGGTTATCTACCGTTCTGGGTGGATTGGTTAGTGGTACAATAGAGTTGTCGTAAAACGAAAGACTGGTATGGCAGAGACTAACACGAAAGCACCTGTATACAGGTATTTCACTGCTGACCTCTTAAGTAACGAGATTCTTGCTGAAGTGCCATTTCAGGGAGTCACCTATGAACGTGCCATTAAGGGTGCTGGTCGTTTTGGTGGTTCCATTGCTATCAACCCTCAAACGGAACCACTCAATCTCTATGAATCAACAATGCCTGGAAACACGGCTCTATTTGTTGTTCGAGACGGGGTCTGCGTTTGGGGCGGAATTATTTGGCAACGTGACTACGACATTGTCAGCCGTTCGCTCCAAGTGAGTGCCAGTGAGTTCACTAGTTACTTCTACCACCGTCGTATCTGGAAGACGTGGAACCACGAGTTCGGTGGAATTCTTACTGTCGATGCCAATGGTCTTGGAAAAATCACGCTCGACTTTGGAATGACCGAACCTCTTCGGGTTGGCTCTTCGTTCTACTTGAGTTTTCAAAGTGCAGACGACATCAAACATAACAACTACTACAAAGTTGGAAATGATGAGACGCCAACTACTGGGACTTTCACAATGCAGAATGTGAATACTGTCGCGGATGTAGTAGCAATTACTCGCTCTAGTAACACGGTCACATTTGAGACTGACGGATTTCATCACCTGAAGAAGGGTGACGTTGTTGATATAGTAGTTGAACTGTACGCAGAGTTTACTGGGCGGTTTACTGTTGCATCTGTTATTGACTCTGCCAACAATTTATTTACGGTGCAAATTACTGGCTCTAATATCGACCAGACAACCGTGACTGGTTCGGTTACGCGAAGTATTCCTGAGGGAACGTACTATGGTCTCACTATTACTATCAACACAGATACGTATGACTACATTCGTAAACTGATTGACGCCGTAATGAACGACTTCTCTGGCATTGAATTCCCTAACGCCTATATTGAACCTGGTGTAACGTACTACACCGACATCACTCTCAAGCAGATTAGTAACGGAATAGCCAGTATTACTACGTCCGTCCCGCATAACTTGACCGAGGGTCAAGATGTTCGTATTGAAAATGTTGACTCCACTCTCAACGGAGAGCACCCAGTCCGACGAGTTGTCACGCCAAAGAAATTTACGTTCCTACAGAGCGGGACACTTGCTGAGACCTCTGTCGCTGTCAAAGATAAAGAGGTAGTCAAAGTTTCAGCAACTGCGACTGTTGCTGACGAAGACGGAAAAATTGTTCTTGGCAAGATTAAAATGAGTACCGCTACCGACCACGAGTTTTCCGTAGACGACTATGTTGAGGTCACGACTCCGATTGGCTACCAGTACGGGAGCCGAATTCCCAACGGGGTCTACAAAATTACTAAGGTTACGGCAAAAACATTCTCGTATGTCAATGGTTCTGGTCAGGCTATTCCCGCAACAACTTTTGGGGATGCTCAAGCAACAGTTAGTTCCACGTCCTTTGATGTTGCTCAAGCGTATGTCGCATCGGACAAAGTTACTATTGTCACTGCAGAACCACACTCATACGCAGTCGGAGACTCTGTTACCGTTGCTGGCGCATCGCCTTATCACGAAATCAAGACTCGCTCAATTGACTACTACCCGCAAAACACGACGGTTGGCATCTCCACAATAACTCGCGTAGGAAATGTTGTTACTGTTGACACTTCTGCCCCTCACGACCTTTCGCAGTACGAGTTGGTAAACATTACTGGGGTCACAACTGCTACCGCACTAAACCTTACAGGGGCCATTGTCGCATCTATTGTTGACAGCACCACTTTCACATACGTAACTGTTGCCAGTGGTTCTGCCTCTGCTGTTGTTGGGTCTGTAGAGAAATACCCCCTCGCTACTCTTACCGCATCTGCTGAACACCATCTTCAGGCGGGAGATACTATTAGTGTCTCTGGACTAACCGAGTCAGTTCCCGTACAGGCAATAGAGTATGTAGTCAACGGAAATCAAACTGGCGTGACCGTCAATAATTCTGCACAGACAAATAACACTGTGACCCTGACAACAACCGCTGCTCACGGATTTTCTGTCGGCAATAGAGTTACAATTTCTGGGACTACCCGTGGCAGTGGAAAGTTTAATGGGACTTTTGAAATACTGACTATTCCAACTACGTCAAGTTTGACATACAAGATTGACACGAAACAGACTGTTGCTTCTGGTGTTGAAACTGGGACAATTTTGGGGTTTTCCTACGCAATTATCACAACCAGCGCACCACACAACTTCAAGCGGAACTCCTCTCTGACATTCTCTGACGTCCTTGAGAACTATCGAGTGAGCAAGCGTAGTCGTACCAATGGGGTTGTCACTCTCACTACAACAACTAACCATAACATCCAAGCGAGCGATGAGATTACAGTTTCGGGTCTATACGAGACAACGTCATCTACTCAACGTCGACTTATCGAAGGCGTGGCTACTTTAACTGTCCCCAACACAATGGGTTTGGCTGTCAATGACAAGATTACGGTTAAAAATGTGGCAGAAGAGTATACGGTAACTTCTGCAAGCCGAAAAAAGAACGTCATAAAACTTACCCTAGGAGAGGCGCACAATATCAAAGTTGGCGACGACATTACGTTGACTTCTATTGCCAACAAGTTTTATGGTCCAGACGCTGACCAACGAAAAGAAAAAAACATTACGACCGTCACTGGTCAAATTGTTGAATTTGAGTTTGCTAGTAGCCCCACCGACGCACAGAAAAACGTCACAATTGGTGCCACATCAGTCAACGCTACAGTGACGCAAGTAAAGAGTATTTTTGATGGGAGCCACACCATCTCTGCTGTGACGCCTACCTCTCTCTCCTACTCTGTCGGAGACCCTGACGTCGTCAGTAACTTGCCACTTAAAGCAGAGGCTGGAACTGTTCAGTACCTCAGTCCTATGAATGGAAAATACACTGTAGCGTCTGCTCCCACTGCAAAAACATTCACCTACTCTCAGGGCGATGCTGGCGGGTCCGACGACTTGAATAACGGGGATGCTCTTCGCGATAACGACAATTCCCCCTACCCGACCGTAGTGGTTCCCAGTCCTATCCCATCTAGCAGCACCGTCTACGATGCCTCGACCAATACCAAGTTTAAAGTTGACATTTCTGGTTTAGGTCTTCGCACTGTTCCAGACAGCCCTGTGACATCGGGGTCGGTTGAGTCAGCAATGAGCGTGTTCAACGGAACTAAACAAGTTGTTTCTGTCCCCACTGACAACCCGCTTGCCTTGTCATACAGTGCAGACCGAAACCTTAGTGGTGTCAGTTCATCTACGCAGTCGGTCAATAACTACGCATACTTCCGACCCACAGACTTGTTCAACGCTGCAACTAAAACAATTACTGATGTCGTAGAGGCAGACAACTCATTCTCATTTGTCAAGTCGCACTCTGATGTTCCTGTCTATCCAATTGCAGGCAAGGGCTCTGCCGTTGTTCGCCCCGTGGCAATTTCTAGGACCTATGGAGGATTCCCTGGCAATGCTGATATTGGCTTGAACTTCTCGACCCGTGGCTACTCTGGTGTAGATGTCAAACCAACCCTCTACCGTGGCTTTGAGTTGGTCAGCGTCGGTGAGGCTCTCGACAAGTACTCTGACAGCATTGACGGTTTTGAGTATCGAATTGACTGCTCGTTTGACGAGACAACCCAGAGTTTCACCAAAACTTTTGTGCTCATCCCCATCAACTACCCAGACCCGCCTGCTGCGGGAGAGTTGTCGCCTCTCAGTCGATTTGGTGCAGATAGGTATGTTTTTGAGTACCCCGGCAACATCTCAAACGTCGCCATCAACGAGTCGGCAGAAAACTCTTCTACTCGATTCTTTGCTTTGGGAGAGAATGACGCTGGTTCTGATGTTGGGGCAAACTACTCGGCTGCGTCTGATACCGAACTTTTGGGCTTTGACTCATTCGGTCGTAAGTGGCCCCTGCTCGATGACGACGAAAAGATTGACAACACTGACGATAAGAATGTGTTGTATGCCTATGCAAATAAATACATGAAAGAAGCCCGTCCGCCAGACGCAGAAATTACTATTGCGCTCAATGGTGCGCTTGAGCCTGCTGTTGGTTCCTACGCTCCCGGCGACTGGTGCGCGATTGTCATTGACGATGCATTTGTTCGTGCCCGTTTGGCTACAGACCTCGAGCCACGAGACAATGTTCTTGTGCGTAAAATTGAGGCGTACAGTGTCAGCGTTCCTGACGGTGTGACGTTCCCCGAAAAAGTGACGCTCAAGGTAGTCCCTGAGTGGGAGGTGGATAAGCGTGGTTAGTCGTCGAAAACGGTCCAACAGTTCGGTTGGTAATAAACTCAACAATCTCACGGACAAAGTCACAGAGCAACAGAAAATTCAACAGGTTTCTGGAACTCAGACTAATGCTGTCACAAACGACAGTATTGCACTGGGGGCAGTCAACACCGAGAGTGTCGCAGACCGCTCAATCACATCGGACAAGATTGGTCGAGGAGAGGTTACATCTGAGAATCTCGGTATCATCAATGAGATTGTTGCCAGCGGTGGCTTAGACATTGAGACTGGTGTAGATGGTCACTTGTCTCTTAGCGGTGGTAAGTATGAAGAGCCCTATGACGGAATTGAGAACGGGGACGGGTATATGACTGTCGCTTTCGACCCCACTGATAATGCGATTAAAATTATAGACAATGCAGTCACTGCTGGTTCTTTTGGTTCGGCAACACAGGTTGGAACTTTTACTGTTGATGCTCAGGGTCGTTTGACTTTGGCTGGCAATACTACTATTGCGCCTCCTCTTACTAACCTTTCTGATGTGGATATTACATCCGTGACCACTGGGCAGACAGTTCTCTACAACGGAACCAACTTTGTCAACACGGCTCCGCCCTCATACAACTTCATCATCAACGGTGCATTTGATATTTGGCAACGAGGCACATCTTTTGCCAGCGCTGTAAGCAATACGTATTCGGCGGACCGTTGGCGAGCGTCGTTTGATGGTACTGGTGTTCGAACAATCTCACAACAGGCGTTTACTTTAGGAACCGCACCTGTCTCTGGATATGAAGGTAGATTTTTTTACAGATACAATCAAACAACTGCTGGTACTGGTGCTACTTTCTCAAACGTACTTGAGCAGCGCATCGAAAGTGTTCGCACCCTTGCAGGTGAGACCATTACTGTCTCATTTTGGGCAAAGGCGGACGCAACAAGAACAGTAACTCCTATTTTTACTCAATACTTTGGGACAGGCGGTAGTCCATCTTCCCAAACGGCTACATACGGTAGCGCAAAGACCTTGACCACTTCGTGGGCCAACTACACCGCAACGGTAACATTGCCTTCACTATCAGGTAAAACTATTGGTACGGACGGCAATGACTCCATTATCCTTACTCTTCAGTCTTCCACCGTCAACGCAACACAAACTATTGATATCTGGGGTGTTCAGGTCGAAGAAGGCTCTATCGCCACACCGTTCCGACGCAACTCTCCGAACCCTCAAGGAGAACTTGCCGCTTGTCTTAGATATTATGAAAACTATAATCAAAGTATAGGCGCGGTATTCCCGACTGGAACGCACAGCACCGCTACTGCTCGTTTCATGGGAACATATAACGTGGAAAAAAGAGTCAATCCATCAATAAGCATATCTGGTGGTGCGGATACTTTTAGAGTTGCAGAGGATGGAACTGACTCGCAAATTAGTTCTGCAGTCTGTACGGTAACTGGCAACACAAAAAGAAGTTTTGCTGTTGAATACACTGGCACTTTTGTTGTTGGAAGAGTAAGTTATGTTTATATGGGTCAGTCGGCAACTAGGTTGCTTGAAATTGATGCGGAACTTTAGGAGACAAAATGTATGAAGAAATAGTCAACGAAGAAACTGGCGGTATTACCGTTAAGTACACAGAGGACTCTGGCAAGGTCTGGTCTATCCCAGCCGACCCAGCCAACCGAATGTACCAAGAGTATCTCGCGTGGAAGTCGGAGAACCCCTAATGCTCTTGTTCCAGAGGTTACCGTCTACCACTACATATTGTGTTAGACTCGGTCTTGACGGATTCACACAACGAAAGACAGAACCCAAACCATGTACGAAGTAAAAGACGGACAGCGAACTCTCCAGTTCAGCGGTAAGAAACTGGGAGAATCTTCGTCGTTCCAGCGTGGCTCTACGCGATGGATTGAGTTCAAGTTGTATCGAACCGATAACGGTTCCTATGTTCTCTCCCGCGTTGGCGTCTCACTCGTTTACCATACCGCTGGTTGTAAGTTAGTCGAGCGTTACGGACTTCAAGAGCAGTTTATTACCGAACTCAGCGACGCTGCTCTCCCGTGTGAAGAGTGCGAGCCAACACTTCAGGTTCCCTACATTTTCCCTGAGAAGCACCGCTATTGGGCTCAAGTAAGCGACGACGCAGAATCTGTGCTCGATGCTCTCTACAAATACGACAACAACGGAGCGCGGTATCTCACCAAAGTAGCCCAGCGACTTCTCGAACAAGCATCCGCAATTGACCAGAACATAGAGCAAATTTATAGGATAGAATTGATTCCATAGGGAGTTTTCGACAGAGAGGCCCGTGTGGAAGAGCAAAACGAGAAAGCACTTCTCGACAGTGTAGCCAGTCCGCTCAGGGCTTTCCTTATTGAGGTGCACGAAATCTACCACGAGGTTCTCGATGTGGGTTTCCCCACTGATGTCGCTGGTATGGTAGTATCGGACATGATTAGTGCGGGAATTGCTGCACGCTCTGGTATATCGCCTGATGAACAACTGAACTATAAGATTGACGGCGACGCCGACTACGAGTACGATGACGAGTACTACGAAGACGAAGACGAGTTTGACACAGAAAACGACGAAGGAGATACACCCGAGGATGAACGAGAATAGTGGACTTTCAGATGTCCGACTGCACCTTGTTGATAGCGTAGAAAAAGCCAACGAGTTCATCTCGTGGCTGGGAGAGCGCCGTCCACACAATGCTGTGTCGGTCGACATTGAAACGGGAGAACTTCCCGGTAATCCTCGCAAGGACGCTCTTTCACCGTGGCACGGACGTATCCGTTTGGTGCAGGTTGGCGATGGCATGCAGGGTTGGGCGCTGCCGTGGGACTTCTGGAAAGGCGTCTTTTATCAGGGCATGAAGGACTACGACGGTCCCATCATCTGCCACAACATTGCATTTGAAGCACGCTGGTTTGCTGTCCAGTCTGACTGGGAACTCCCGTGGCACCAAGCCCACGACACCATGATTATGGCGCACCTTATGGACCCATTGGGCTCAGGTGCACTCAAGCGTCTCGCTGCACTCCACATTGACAACCGCTCTGTTGCCCTGCAAGGAACGCTAGACACCTCGCTTGCGGAGAACGGCTGGACGTGGGGAACTGTTCCTGTGAACTTTGAACCGTACTGGGCGTATGGCGCACTAGATACTGTCCTTACTACTCGACTGTGGGAGAAGTTCTACCCCACGATGTTTGCGCCTGGTGCGATGTACAGCATTCCTTATGAACTTGAGATGGCTACTCGCCGTATTTGTACTCGCATGGAAGTCAACGGCGCTCGTGTAGACCTTGACTACTCGCAGAAAAAGTTGGAAGAACTCAGTGAGTATTCCAACTCGGTGAAGAAGTGGGTTTCTGACAACTACAAGGGTGCGTCCTCTGGTAGCAACATTCAGTTGGTTCGTGTGTTTGAAGACCAGTTGGGTGAGAACATCACGGCTACCACTCCGTCTGGGCAGAAGTCCATGACCAAAGAGCAACTTCAGTTGTTCACGCGCGACGGTTCGCCTGAGGCACAGCAGTTGGCTGACCTTATTCTGAAGCAACGCAAGGCTGATAAGTTGGCAACTTCGTACTTCTCTAACTTTATCAACGACAATGTAAATGGCTACGTTCACCCATCTATCCGAACGCTGGGTGCTCGTACTGGGCGTATGTCAATTACTGACCCTGCTCTGCAGACTCTTCCGTCGGGAGACGCCACAGTTCGTCGTGCGTTCGTGCCCAAAGATGACGAGCACTTCATTATCTCGTCTGACCTCGACCAAGTTGAGTTCCGTCTTACGGCTAACCTGAGTCAAGACCCAAGCCTTATTCGCCTGTTCCACGAAGCCGATGCATCTGGTGGAGATGTGTTCACGTCCATCATGCGCGACGTCTACGCAGACCAAACTCTTGAGAAGAGTGACGCTCGTCGTAAACTTATCAAGGGTGTCGTGTATGGAAAGTTGTACGGCGCTGGCGTAGACAAGATGGCTCTGACTGCAAAAGTTGCCACCGAGCAGATGAAGGCTGTTGTCGATGCGTTTGACGCAAGTTACCCCGGCGTAAAGCAACTCCAGTCGCAGATTGAGAATGCTGGGACGGAGCGTCTGCGTAACGAGGGTCAAGGCTACGTCAAGACACGAACTGGTCGACGACTCCCCTGCGACGATGACCGCGTGTACTCGCTGACTAACTACCTCATTCAATCCACCGCTGCAGAAATCTTCAAGCAGAACCTTGTGAAGTTGGACCAAGCAGACCTAACCGAACATCTCATTGTTCCTGTGCACGATGAAATTGTGTTGCAGGCAAACAAAGAAGAACTCCGAGATGTTATGGCAACTGTCCAAGAGTGCATGACCACCCGCGACGGCTGGGACATTCCGCTAACCGCAGGAGTAGACGGACCTTTCCGCACATGGGGCGACAAGTATGCAACAGGAGATGAAAATGACTCGGTACGTCCTAGCGATTGACCCCGGCAAGACCACGGGTATGGCTCTGTTTACTGTAGAACGCGACAAAGAGCCAGAACTCATGTGGAGTGGCGAAGAAGAGTTTGTCGCCTTTGTAGACAAAACGCGCATGATTTTTATGCAGTACCCCGAACTTGAGGTGGTGTGTGAGAAGTTCACTATCAACTTGCAGACCGCAAAGAACTCACAAGCACCGTACAGCCTCGAGTGCATCGGGGCACTGAAAGTAATTCTTCTTGACCGAGGACGAGACCCTGAGTCGCTCAAGTTTCAACTTCCCGCCAACGCAATGAATATGTTCCCCAACCCCAAACTTAAGTTGCTCGAGTACTGGTACCGAGGTGGCGAGGGGCACGCCCTTGACGCAATCAGGCATGGTCTGCTATACTTGGTTTCTACGGGCTGGAAGCCTACAAAACTTTTGCAGTAGATTTGCTGTATACTGATTGAACACAAAGACGAAAGGACCAACATGACTGTATTAGTCGACGTTGATACAACTTCAGGCAAACACATTATTCTCCGCGCAGAGTGGAGATTTAAAGAGTTAGTGAAAAGCCTGCCGGGTGCTTCATGGAGCCCCAAGGAAGAAGTCTGGCGTATTCCCCTTTCGTGGGCTTCGTGTCTCGCTCTTCGCTCGACGTTCAAGGCTGACCTCGAGATTGGTCCCGGCCTCACGGCGTGGGCGTCCAATGAGCGTACAGTTCGTGTAGACCCGTCTATGGCAATGCGTGATGTTGAGAACGACGACGAGGGCGACGCTGACCTGTTCCCTCATCAGCGAGCAGGCGTGAAGTATCTTGCCATTGCTGAACGTGCACTGCTGGCAGACGAACCGGGACTGGGTAAAACTGCTCAGGCTATTCGTACCCTCAAGAAACTACATGACGAGGGCAAGCAGGTTTTCCCTGCGCTTATCGTCTGCCCCAATTCTCTCAAAAAGAACTGGGAACGCGAGTTCACCAAGTGGTGGCCTGCGGTGAACGTGCAGGTCATTCGTGGTACTGCTGTCCAACGTCGAAACCAGTTTGACCTTTTTATCAACCCCAAGGAAGACGAGCCTCAGCCTCAGGTTGCGGTTATCAACTGGGAGAGCCTTCGTACGCACTCGCGTTTGGCTCCGTATGGTTCAATTTCCCTCGCTCGATGCCCTGACTGCGGTGGCGAAAATCCCGCTGTCACGGTTACTCGCTGTGAGGTACACCCTCGTGAACTCAACCAGATTGAGTTCCACTCTGTCGTTGCTGACGAGATTCACCGTTCCAAGGACCCCAAGTCCAAGCAGACTCGTGCATTGTGGTCTGCTACTGGTAACGCGCGTTTTCGTTACGCACTGACTGGTACACCTATTGCAAACAACGTCCTTGACCTGTGGTCAATCCTGCACTGGATTAGCCCTGAGGAGTGGCCTAGCAAGTCCAAGTGGCTTGACCGTTTCGTTGACACCATGCTCAATGCGTTCGGTGGACTGATGGTCATTGGTGTCAAGGCTCAGATGGACGCCGAGTTCCATGCAACTATTGACCCGCGTATGCGTCGTATGCTCAAGGCTCGCGTACTTCCGTGGCTTCCCGAGATTATGTTCCAGCGTCGTGACGTCGAGATGTCTGCCAAGCAGAAGAAGGCTTACGAGCAGATGCGTGACCACATGATTGCGGAACTCGAAGAGAGCACCGAACTTATGACGGCTCCGTCTGTTCTTACACAGACTCTTCGTCTGCTCCAGTTTGCAAGTTCGTACGCGACGATGGAGGTCGACGAGGAAACTGGTGAGACCAAAACCACGCTCGCTGAGCCGTCGTGCAAGATTGATGCCCTGATGGACGACATTGACAGTGGTGACTTTGGTGACGACTCAGTTGCGGTATCCGCCGTGTCTCGCCAGTTGATTGACCTGCTCTCTGCTCGCCTCACCAAGGCTGGAATTGCTCATGGTCGCATCACTGGTGGTCAAACCGACGAAGAGCGTCAGCAGGCTGTTGACGATTTTCAGGCTGGCAAAATCAAGTGGATTCTCTTCACCGTTCAGGCTGGTGGTGTGGGTATCACGCTGACCGCAGCCCGTCGTATGGTTCGTCTTCAGCGCCCGTGGTCACTTGTTGACGACAAGCAGGCGTTAGACCGTGTCCACCGTATTGGCTCGGAAATCCACGACAGCATCCTCGTGACGGACTATGTCACCGAGGGAACTATCGAAGAGCGCGTTGTCGACGTCCTTGATACAAAAGCAGAGAACTTTGAGCAAGTTGTTCGTGACCGTGATAAACTCAAGGACATGCTCACCGCAGAGAAGAAGAGGAAATAGTAATGGCTGGCAAAAGAGGAAAGTCTTCTGGCGTACGAAACAACGACCGACAGAATGGTAAAGGGTTCAAGAAGTACCCCAAGAAGTTCGACACTGAGAAGCGTCGTCTTGTAACAGTATCAAAATAACTAGGAAGTGACACAAATGACAGACTCCCCGTACACCCTATCAAACTCTGAAATTCAGACGTTCAAAGACTGCCGACGCAAGTGGTGGCTGTCGTACTACCGTCGACTCAAGCCAAAGCAGAAGAAGTACTCTGGCCCTCTGGCTCTGGGTTCGCGTGTCCACGAGGCACTCGACCAGTACTACTCGACTGGAGTCCCGCTCCTCGATGCCTACAAGGGTCTTGTCGAGGGTGAGCGCGATGCCATGCATCTCGACATGATGGACACTCACGACTTTGACTCAGAGGCCGACCTCGGTCGCATCATGCTTGAGGGCTACCTTGAGTGGGTCGAAGAAGAGGGTATTGACTCGGAACTGGAAATGATTTCCACGGAAGAGATTCTCTCAATGCCCCTCTTTGACGGTGCTGTTGAACTTCAGGGCAAGATTGATATGCGTGTCCGTCGCAAGGCTGACGGTGTGCGTATGTTCCGTGACTTCAAGACTGTTGGTGGTTCGTTTGCTCAGTTTGCTGAGACCGCCCACATGAACGAGCAGATTCTGACATACATGATGTTGGAGC